CCTCCGCTACTTATACCTCCTCCAGGCGGTGGCGGTGGCGGTGGCGGTGGCGGTGGCGGTGGCGGTGGCGGCGGCGGTGGCGGTGGTGGTGGCGGTGGCGGCGGCGGTGGCGGCGCTCACGCTCACGCTCACGCTCACGCTCACGCTCACGCTCACGCTGCCGCTGCCGCTGCCGCTGCTGCCGCTGCCGCTGCCGCTGCCGGAGCTGTCGCTGATGTGCATTTTATAGGAGGAGGCATACAACGAGCGCGAGCGCGACTTGTTTTACTTCAATCAGTCGCATCCGTACAACAGTTAAAAAACGGAGCATACACATCAGTTACTCGATTAACTGCCGAGAGTGATCCATTAGTTCGACAAATAAATAATATACCATTAGCCCAAATCGCCAATCGAGACCAATTAAGACGACAAATATTACAATTATCGAATCAAGCAATAGATGCGCAAACACATCAAGCATATACCAATGCCATAAATATAGCACAAACCACCATACAAAACGCAGTTGCTCTTGCGCGATCATATAATCAGCCAAATCAGCAAGCTGCTGCTAGACTTATTATGAATATAGTTGATCAATTACAAGCTGAACAAAGATTATTAGAAACAAGCATTCTTGATTTAGAATACTTATATTCAAACTTACAGGCACAATGTACATATACAAGATATCTTGAAATACTACATAATGATATAGCTTCATATCAAAACCTAAACATTATTTTAACATCATTTACTAATATACGCATATATGTACATAATATACTAACGCGACCACCGCCCGCAATACAAGCACGCGGTCATAGAAACCTAACACAACTACAAGGTCGTCTAAACCAAATTATACAAGAAGTACAGCTGCAAATAGCAGCAGCAAGAATAGTAGAGCCAGTTATATTACACGCAGATGGTGAATTAGCAACCGCAATCAGGTGTAAAGATGCCACACAAAGAATAATTGATAGGTTCGGACCATTTGTAATGGATCATATCTCTGGACGAAAAGTATTAACATCTGATCTATTAAAAGGACACGCAACCGAAATTTCCCTCGATATTGATAAAGCTGACCAATGTGTGACCGCCGCCCATCAAGCACATGGAATGGTTACTACGTGTCTCCTGGATCAAATAGTAACCGACGCAACCGCAGTTGCGGTCAATTTATTTCAACCACCAACTGCTCAACAATCAACTGCCGGTGTTCAGCGTCTACAACAATTACAACTGGATTTACTTAATGAATCTGACAATTTACTAGCACAATCATTCGATATACAATGGATACATTTAGAACTACAATATCAAGCCGTAGACCAAGATTATCAAACTGAATTACGTCAACAACTTTTAGGACAAGATTTATTCCAAATATTTGACCAAGTGGTTGTATTATTACCAAAAGTAACTAGAATTAACGGATTGGTACCTCCTCAACAACAGCCACATCAAGGACTAGATTTACTAGAACAACATCTAACAAGATTGCGTGATGGAATAATCATACGATACAGACAACAACTTAATGAATGTTTGGGCAATATTATCTTACCTTTATTAACTTTATTACATATAGACCATCCAGATGTCACACCTTATAATCAATTACGCGATGATATCTCACAAACTATTACTTATATTATGGCTTGTCTTCAGGAATTTATACGCGCAATATCTGGACAAATATCTGGACAACCAGTTTTAGACAATTTAAATGGTATTGTATACGAGAATATTAGTTCATACATACAAAGAAATATTGATGGTGTCATTCTACCGCGAATACACGCATTAGAACAAAGCACCCCTAAATGCGCCGAACCTGCGTTTAATAATAGATTACAACAATTAAAAGTTGATATCGACCAACGCAAAGTATTAATACAACAATATGGACAAAGACAAAATATAAAATTTGGGCAAATAATCACGGATTTAAGAGCTATGATATCAAACATACTCCAACAACATCAACAAGGTGATTATATAAGTGTAGAAACCTTTCAAGCTATAATAGGAATTTATCAAATATGTATGGCGAACTTTGATAGGTTGGGCATAACAGTAGGTCAAGTACTCAGTAATACCCATGATGCTCCGGTAGCAACTTTTGTAACCCGTATGGCGGCACTAGAACAAGAATATAGAGATTGTATTGAACGAGACCGGGTCAAAGCGGCAGCGGCAGCGGCAGCGGCAGCAACAGCGGCAGCAGCGACGGCAGCGGCAGCAACAGCGGCAGCAGCGACGGCAGCACAAATAGAACAAGAACAGCTCGGATTTCTCCATCATATTTATTCAAGGTGTATTTTGCCAACATATAAATGTTTGTTGGTAGAGCCTAGGATGCCAGCATTCCAACCGAATCCGGATAGCCGTGGGATGTTTTTGAATATTAAAGAATGCTTAGAAAGACTGCCAATTATTTTAGGATCAAAATCACCTTCACAAACACACGTTATTGTAGGTAACCTGTTGGAAGCAGCAAGTATAAATCCTTTTATTATAAGGGCTCTCGCCATACTTAATCCACATTTATTGGGATTACGAAAACTTACTGAATGTAAATCGGACGATTTAAAAAGAAAGATAGCACAATTAGATAAAGACATTTTAGATAAAATTGGGAAGTTAAATCAAGAGTTCGACCATATTAAACAATTTTATGTTGACGGTCTTCGTGGGATTATTCATCAACTCACCACAGCAGCCTCCAGCTTTAGATTACCACAAGATCCGGGCTCTGTTCAGGCATTATGTACATTTTTAAAGAATACTGTTTTAGATGTTTATGACATAACGAAAATACATGATGATGTAGTCCGACGTTTAGATCACACATATAATATTGATGGTATACTGCGTGATTGTGATACTATTAACGAAGAATATGCCAGATGTATTGACGAACAAGCTAAAACTCTCGGAGAAGCAAATTTATATTTAACTAGCTTAAAGCGTGCGTTTACTGGTCTCAGCGTAGCACTGCCGGCGGCGGCGCAGCAAGACCCGACAAACATAGCTGACACAAACGCACAAATAAGCCAATGTTTGACTGCGTTAGTAGGCTATTTGGATAATTTTAATGGACGAGTTATGCCTAGTTCTATAAATATAGAAATTCAACGTTTGGCACGAGAAGGTTTGAAAGAAACACAAGAGAAAATCGATAGTCAATTGAGTCAAGCTACATTAGATATGTGTAAAATTCCCGATATTAAAGGTGGTATTACACAAAAAAAATCCCAAAAGTTACTTGAACTTACCGGTAGGTTTGATGATGCGAAAAAGATAGACCCCGCCAGTTTATTAGGTAGAATTTCCCCAACCATTTCATCTCAAATAGGTTCATTAAATGAGTTATTAAGAGAAGAACTTACGTGGTTACAGTCGAACCCCGTTAATTACACTACACGATTGCCGAAGGCTCAAGCTATTTCTGAGTTTGGTATAAATCTTCAAAGAATTCAAGACTCTGCAATTGATGGATTAAGAACGGAATTTGATAGTAGAATAAAAGGCCCAATTAGTTTGGATGTAGACGTGTTTATATCAACGCAACTGAAAGAACTTCATAAGTGTCTAGAGACTAAAGCCGCTTCTGACGCAGAAGAAACAAAAAGGCTGCGTGAATATTCAACAGAATTAACGAGAATATTGAATGAACGACGACCGATTCGTATGCCGCCGGTTTCTGCTCAGGCAGGTACGGCGGCTGGTGTATCCGAAAATGAACGATTACAAAAACAAATCGCTACCGGTTTGAATCATTTGTTAGCTGATTATGATAGACAATCTAAGGAAATAAATGCTAAAATGAAGACAACTGGTAATGACCTGGACAAAGTAATAGTAGACTTGAACTTCGAAAGTGGTAGACTAACCAGATTATTAGATAGTATAAATAAATGCGACGACACAGGAATGGTTGCTCGTAATCAACAGAAGATCGAAGAATTAATCGCCAATATAAAACGTTCATTACAAATAGTATATTCAGAAAAAACGACATTTCAACACAATAACGTAACCATAAATAGCAGTGGCGCACACATACGTCAATCTATTGACCGAGAATGTAAGATATTTCTTGCTTCACCCCCGGTTCTATTAGTAGATGTTAAGGTGATCCAAAAGGTTGGTGTATTATATGCTGGATTATTGAAGGACCCGAACCTCCAGCGGGTAGCACAAACAATACGTGACGCACAAAGTGTGTTAATGACGAATAAACCCTCGGTTTTGCTTATTGAAACCGAACTCGAAACTTGTATTTCAGCCCGAAAAGAAGTCGCAGGCAATATGGTAATCCACGCAAGAGAATTAGTTGCTGAATTAAAGGGACTTGTGAGTCAATGTAAAATTGGCATTGACACACTTAAAGCGTATAGTGACCCTGCTAGGGTATCCTTACAATTAAAGCCGGTTATGGATGCTAACCCTCAAAAAGCGGATTCATTTCAAACATCTTTCAGTGAAATAAACGCAGCGTGTGATAGATTGAGAATGGAAGTTGTAGGTATTGTTCCAAAGATATTTAGCGAACAGAATGATTTAAGTGCTTTCAATGTATTATTACAAAATGTACTTCAATATCCTATTGCTATTGCGTTAGACGAACCACACGCAACATTACAATTGAAACAGAAAACTGCCATTAGCTCGTTCGACGAACTCACGGATAAAACAAGAACCCTAAATGAAAAAATACAGGAAATAACAACTTTGCAATCACGATTAGACACATTAGAAGATGAAGTTGGTGCTTTTTTGGATGGTGATGGTGATGTAGAATTCGGTGGGAGGCTGCCTACTAATGTAGTTCTCGATCAGAGAACCGGTAACATTGAACTTATTTTGAGAGGCTCAGGTTCCACAAAAACCGAAGCGGATTCAGAATCCAGACCAGTAACACCGTCACCTGGCGCTAGTGCGGGACGTAACGCATTGAATGCTATGTCGCAATTAGCACCACCATTATTGAACACATCATCAAAACGCTCATCATCATCACCGTCGTCGTCGTCACAACCCTTGAATATGTTCGGACCTCCTTTACCTGATGGACTGACACGAAACCCATTTAAACAGCCCGGCGGAAGTATTCGTAGAAGGATAAAGCATCAAAAAGGTGGGGAAGGGGGTCGTGTTACACGAGTTATAGTAAAGGGTGGTACAGATATAGCAAATTCATTGTTACTTGGTTTCAATGGAAATAAGGGTTGGCTAAATATCAAACAAGAGGCATTGACCGCCGCTTTTAATAAAGGTGACCTAACAGTTAATACTATATCTGAAAAAGATGTACCTCCGCCGTCAACCACCATTAACCCTGAATCTAATTTATCGATCGCCGACGCAGCTGTAAAAATACCAGCAGTGATGGAAAATTTAATGAAATCAGTTGATGAATATTCAACTAAACTCGCAAGACGAACAAATCCCACGGCATCTACAATTACAACTTCACTAGATTGTTACAATAAACTGAAGCGTTTGTTTAATAAAGTAACCGCTCCAGAAGTAATAAGAGAAATATTAGTACGTAAGGGAATTAATGATAAAATAACCGATACAAAAATACTAGAAGTATTAGGATGGCATTTTTCAGAAAACCGTTTGTTATATGACGTAACAAAAATACCCAATGGAGGCATTTCAGGTGGGCTTTTTTCATTATTTAATTATAGTCTAGGGAAATTATCGAACTTTTTAAGTATTGAAAAATGTGGAAAAGATTATGTTTGTATGTTGAATTGGCTATTATTAGTTGGGTTTCATTTGAATTATCAAGACAATACTAAATATCCATACGAAGAGATTCATAAATTGATTATAAATATACATAATAGTTTTTTGGGTTTTTTAGAATTAGAACACTCTACTCTATTAGATAGTTTTGTTAATGGAAACACTGGTTTGTATAAAACTAGAGTTGCCGCAATTTTAAAATCTAGAGTTTTTGCGAGTACTACCGAAAATTATCAAAAAATGCTTGAAGGAATTAAGGGTGAGCTTCAAGATAAATTAACAGAAGAACACCCACCCCATGTTCAAACGCAACACCCATCCCACGTTCAAACACTAATACGCGGCGGGCGTAATAAATATAATACAAGAAGGCTTCTTCCAAGAGAGCATCGACCAACTAATAATAATCACAATCAAAATCATCATCATACAATTAAAAAACACAGTAAGAAAAAACACAGTAAGATCGACATAATTAGTAAACAAACAACCAGGAAACATAGAAAACAGGAACGACTACAACAAATCAAAACAACACGATCAAACCGCGCTTCTGATTCGGTATAATCGACAATTTTGAACGGAAATATTCTTCGATTATCTTGGCATAGTCGATAACTTCCGCGCCTTCTTCTGCTATTATTTCGTAGTTGTCGCTGTCAAATCCTTCAGTCCCACTTTCACTTTCGCGTTCGATTTCGCTTTCGCTTTTGGCATCGTGATATGAGACTGAGGATACAATTGGCGTCGCGACACGATGTTTTATGACATATAATATCATTTCTTTGTGACTATTCCATAAATCAATGATATTCATTACACCACGTATCGTATCAAGTGTCGTATCGTTTCGATGTGCGCTGTAATAACATTCATCAACCCTCGGGAAAAAAAACGGCGTTCCTGCGCTAGGGTGGTGTTTGATGATGAAGTTCGTGTGTGTCGATAAAGATACATATTTGTCACTGTCACTGTGACTGTCAGCACCACGAACTACCATTATCACGACATTATTCTTAGCGAGATTGGTCTTGACTACACTAATAAGATATGATGACTCGGATGCGGCGCCATCACTGAATACAACCACAACTTTTGATGTAGGACTTGGAAGAGGAATGGTTGTCCGCCATACATCACGTGACCATTCACGTTCTGGACGATCGACTGTGTCATTCCGCGCGAGGATTGCGGGGTAGATTTGCGGTGTGACGCCGTGTGCGTTCATTTGACAGTATAAACTATGTGTGTCTTTTGGAAAACACGTCCCGCCAAACCCGCGCAGTCCATCTGGACCTGGAACCTGGAAATGTGACGCCCCCATCCGTATGTCGCGTTTCGCCATCGTGGTGACGGTTTCATAATCGGTATGTGTTGCGCCGCAAAAATCATAGAATTCATTCATTATAGACACCTTCGCCGATAGAAAACAGTTCTTCATTAGTTTAAGCATCTCGGCTTCGTTCGACTCACAGAATTCTATCGTGGGCGAATAAATCGCGCCATTTCGGTGGCTTGTCCGAATAAGTTTATGTATACGTTCTTGGAACACATTTATCTCCGCAATGTCCACGCCGCATTTCCCTCCCTCAGATGAGATTGGCGGTAATCCAACAATCCATTCTTTCATCTCGCGAAAGTCGGTTTCCCAGTTGGCTTCTGTCAGAAACTCTGGCATAAAATAACACAGGTGTTTCGCTGAAAAACCGACAGGCACTGTGCTACGGATAATTTTGAATGGATTTTTACACCGTGATAGTGTATGTTCTAGAATATGGGTATAACACGTTCCATCGTGATGAAGGGGGGTCGGGAGACAGAAAAATAGAAGGTCACACTCGCGGTCGAGTGTTTCGAGCGTGATTCCTAGCGGAACACACGCGTCAGGTCGAATATCATAAATATATACGTCGATCTGTGTAAAATGCTCGTGTCTGTAAAAAGGTCGAAATGCTGAGTCGGTAATTTGCGTCGCCGTCGCTGCATCGGTGGGCAATATTTCAGAACGTGTGGGCGATGATGAGGAATCAATATCCAAGTAATAGTTTTTTATAAATATTTGGGTTGCTTTACCCACAAAACCATTACCAATAATTCCGATTTTCATTGTGTGTGTGTGTGTGTGCGTAATAATCTATAGTAAACATCAATATTTAATATAGTTTGTACAAAGTATCGTGAGGTATTCATTTCATTCATTCATTCAATCATCCACAAAATTACCTGGGTCTATTCCGAATAAATCAATAACAACGTCTGTCATATGTTGCATATAACTCATTTCACTTCCGAGTTTTGTAGCGATAGAGTCCATAATCGCGATAGTAATAAATAACCGATACAACGAACGTTTAAATGTCAATTTGTAGCTATTCAAAATATAATTAATTGTATACAGTTCATTTACACCTAAAAATTTTATCTCAGGTGTAGAATAATCGATAATAACTGCGTGTAATTTGGCGTGTAATTCATTAAATGTGTGATCTGGTAAGTTTATCTGAGGTGACACATCATTGTGATTATTAATGTCTTCTGACATTTCTTTTAAAATCATATGAATTACTCGATTATATTTTTTTTGATATAATAATTTCGCAGATTTAAATAGCAGTTCTTGGTCATTGCGTGTTAAGTGTCCGATAATACCGAAATCTAAAAGACCGATTTTGTATACGGCTGCGGTTTCCGTGGTCTCCGTGGTCTCCGTGGTCAGAGATGCCAACGGTTCTTTAATAAATAAAATATTACCTGGATGTAGGTCACCGTGGTAAATCGAATTACAAAATGCGGCCTTTGCATTAAACAACGCAAGAATTTTACCAAATCGGTCATTATCTTCCGGTTCTATTTCCGTTATTTTTCGCCCATTTATGAATTCCATAACAATAATATTTGGGTTAATTTTCTCAGTGAATTCAGAATAGGGTTCCGGAATTTTCACATAATCGCAATCCTTCCAACTTTTATAATATTGTTGAATATTCGTCACTTCTTTACGAAAACATACCTGTTCTTTTAAACATACAATATTTTGTAAAATAAGAGTTTCAATACTTAATGTTCGTATATACGGAATATATTTGGTGAGTTTCGCAAACACAACGAGATTATTCATCGAATTATTGAAATTATTGATAATATTATTGCGAAGGTATTTGATCGCGACGTACTGACCAGTGCCAGTGTCAGTGCCAGTGTCAGTGCCAGTGTCGCCGTGAGTACCCTCCACAAACTGGCCTTTAAATATCAGCGACATCAGGCCAGATTTAATCGGTTTATAATTGTTTAATATTTTGATTGGTTTGTACGGGTAACAATCTATCGCCTTATGTTCGAGTTCAATTAGGTCCTCATCGTTGTATTCATCGTTTGTATATTCAACATTATCGGTATAATCATTGAAAAACTGGCTCAGTTCCGACGATACTATATTCTTGTTGGTCGCAAATGCCTGAAATATCTTAACATACATCATATTTATTCCCGCGAGACGTTTTGACACATCAATAATCGCGTTTGTTTTCGACTTCCATCCGGTTTTATATTTAAGGTATTCAACGCAACAAATATAACTAGAATGTAATGTAAAATACACTGCGGAAAACATATCGTAAATACTCATCTTTTTATAATATTCCTGGGTTTTTGCGTAATAATCATCAGTCTCGTGGTTATATGATGTAGACTCAATGTCGTCATCTACCAGAAGTGCATTTAATTGCTGTTCCTCTTCGAGATACTCCGAAAGTAGATCATCGACGCTATTCATTATTGTATAATGTTATAGATTCGATAGGTTGATGTATAATATATATCGTATAATTCTAAATACATATTACGCTACAGATATAAAATTACCCTAAAGCAACCGCAACAGTGGGTCATTGGGTCATTGGGTCATTGGGTCATTGGGTCATTGGGTCATTGGGTCATTGTAAGTCGTTCGATGACATATTTCAATCGAAGATATATCTTTTTAATCATAATACTTATCGCATTTTCCATCGTAACAGTGAGTTCCGATTCATTTTCTGGCTTTAATTTGAACATATGTATAACTTGAATGTGGTTGGGTGACAATAGAATATATTTTTGGATATAAAGCGGATACTCGATCAACTTGTATTTTTGTTCGATCATTTGCGTATGATATTCATACGGGATACTCTTACTTGTAAAATTGAGTTCAGTTGTTCCATCCCCAGCAAACCGTTTATGGATTCTTGTGGTAACATACATATATGTCTTGAATCCACCTAAATCACCGCCAAGGTCCTTGAAAATATACAGAATATTGTATTCAGTGTTGTCTGGTGCTTCCGACAATGGCTGGATATCAATAGATTCAAAAATATCCTTATTCGCTTCATATAACAAATTATGTAGTTTTATATTTATCAATGAAATCAAATCAAAACTGTTATTTTTATAAACATATTCTATTGAAAACAACTTCATATTTACATTTTTACGTAAAATCATATCCTCTTTCGCACAGATTGTCTTAAAATTATTGCTTCCGATAGACGACGCAGCAGCCATTTCACGAGCTTAGTGGGCGTGTGCGTGTTATATATATATGATTAGAAACAACAACCGTTTATATTGTTTATTTATTATTACAAATCAAGACTTACTGTATTGCGTTCAGAACGAGGGCGACGTTTCGATTTATGTGGCGTTGAATCTGCTGGTATATCACCAAGATCTGTAACACTAATTAAATCATTGCCGATACCATTGCTTCCACCCATTCCAGACAATATACTATTAAGTGTCATATCAGCTGCGTTGGTAGCGGAAGAGCTTCCCGGCTGTTGGATGTTAATTGTCTTGGTTTTAAGACGAGACATCATATCGGATACATCGGATGATGGGCCACGCATCTCTGGTCGACGAGACTTTTGTTCGTATGAACCGCCATCTCCTGCGCCGCCGCCCCCACCGCCGAAGTCTTGGCTTTGACGATTAGAACCTGGACGAGCTGGTGGTGGAGGCGCCATCGGTCCTTTCGTCGCAATAGGCGCAGGAGGAGGACGTTGTTGGACGTAAGGGGGTGGTTCACGTCCATTGTTGGCACTTCCACCGTTATTTCCGTTTCCGCCAATAATATCATTCATAAAATTACCGAAACCTGATCCTCTGCCGCCTCCTTGGCCGCCGCCGCCGCCGCCTCCCATATTATTTGACATCGACGAAACGGCCGCCTGCGTGAACTGCTGCATCAATTCAGGATTTTGGCGCATAATGTCATCCATTCCAGGAAGCGCAGATTTAAACATAGTATTTGTCATATGAAGCATAATCGCGCTTCCTCCTAACTGGAACAAGAGTTTCAATTCAGGCGACATCTTCGCCTTTGACTTGTATTTTTCGTGAAGTTCACCGAAAATCTCATCATACTCGCCTAGATTCTCGTTCATTTGCTCTGACCATCCATCAAGTTTCAAGTCAAATGGGTCGAATTTGTTATTTAGAAACTCTAAACCAGTAATACACGCTAAAAGCATCTTTCCTTGGAATTTCACACTATTCTGACGCTCACGTTCCTCTATTTGGGTATCATACTCGCCCTTCATTTCCGCGTAAGATGAATCCATTGAATATCGCTTTGTAAGCGTAACTCCCTTCTGCTCGAGCTCCTCTAACTTACGAAGAAGCTTGAACTTCTCTTTAAGCATTTCGTCTTTAGATAATTGTGGAGTAGGGTCAATATTTGCGTCTGGATCCAGTGGAATATTGTTGAATTTACCATAACCGTCCCAAGTTCGGTTTTCTGTATCAGTATTCGATGTGGATGAGCCTAGATTGATGCCGCCGCCGCCACCACCGCCACCACCATCAGAACGCCCAATATTAAACATACTACTCAATAATCCACCACCACCACCCTGTTCCGACGATGTGGCTGCCGCTACCGATGATGGTGCTCGTCTGTCACTCAAATCGTTTAGTTCATTCTCAAGGTCAGCCAATTCACCTAAATCAATATCGCCACCGTTGCCGCCATTTTTACGACCGGAATCACCGCCTTTGAATTTATCATTCATCAATAGCTCTATACCGCCGCCATAATTACTCGCCATTTTGCTTCCTCCGCTACTACCGCCACCACCGCCGCCAAGTGTAAACGTCGGAATATTATCTAAATCCCCCAAATCAATAACTTCAGCCATTTCGTTTGTTGTTCAATAGATTACAGATAAAACAATCTTTATACTAAAATAAACGTCAAATATGATACGATTATATGATTAAAATATATACTTTAATATTGTGTGCTTACCGCGCTACTACTACTACTAGCGAGATAACTGTACCGCATATAGATCGTACGGTTATATAATTTCTTTTAACTTGTATTTTTTTCTTAGATTATTCGCGTGTTTTGTCGCATAATTTCCTTGGTCTCTATAGAATTTCTTTTGATTTTGGGTGTATTTTTTGGTTTTTCTAGATGATTTACCTAAATAGCTTTTACCGAGTAACACATAAAATTCATATTTTTCGTTTGGTGTCTGTTCTTTCGGGTGTATTCGGTTTAATTCATCATACCGATTGTGTTCTTTTCTAGTCATATTATGCTTCATTATTGTATATATACACTGCTAGAGAAAAGGTAAGAAGAGATAAATAAATAGAAAGTAGGAAAAAATTGAAATGATATTAAAGGTTTAAATAGAAGGACGCGATCAAACAAGAACGATGGATACAACGAGCAACGTGACGAAAGGAGGACTGATGGAGATTCTGGGGGGTGGGACTGGGCGTTGTGTTTATGTCGTTGTTGAAAATGATGAGCTATACCCAACGCTTTATTCTACTTACAAAAAGGCGCACGCAGCAGTTCAACTCAAGTATGCGGACGAATTAAACGAAGAAAGAGAAGAAACAGCGACTTGGGGTGGTCATATGGCATCTCAAGTTGATGTTGTTGAGAACACAGACACCGGCGCAACCAAACTTTACATCGAGAAGGGGGTGCACATAATTATACAACGATACAACTTGGATACAATAATCTAAAGACGCTACTACTGTAGGTGAAATTCCTACTTTTTTATTGTGCGCTTAGTAAATACACCCGCCATAATCCCTGTAAAAAACAATCCGCTAAATCGTCCTTCTTCTTATGTTTTTCAAACATCGGCATCCAACTCGCGTATGGTGTGTCATTCGTGCCACCGCTAGTGCCAGTGCCTAGAGAACGACAAATTGAAATCCCCGACTTTTTACGGTCGCTATATGTCGATGCATCTACGAACTTGGAGATATCCAATGATGAATCTGTGAATAATTTCAATTTACACGATGCGGATATAAATTCGATCCGTGGGACATCCTTCATAATAAAATATTGGGTAATCATTCCTTGTAATGTTTTCATCCTAGACGCCAGTGTGCTTATTTGATTCTCTACAATCATCATATCTATTGGTCCATCGATACTCTCCAAAAGAATATCCAGGTGTTTCATTAAGTTTCGACCATAAGTTATTAAATCCAGATCGTGCGCATACGTATAGTTTGGCTTTTTGACTGGAAGTGTCACTGCTACACCCCCATTGAATATGGTACAATAATTCAAATACTTACCTTCATCGAACGGTTCTAAATAATCTCTCGACATCATTGTTTTAATCTCTTGTATAAGATCAGCCTTCCTGAGTTTGATGTTTATCGCGGGTGTGACAGATAATGCGGCTTCATCTACAATAGTTACTTGTTTTCGAATATCTATCAATTCATCTAGCTTCTTCTTGGTTAATAGATCGGGTTTACGCTTTAGAGGTAAAATCTCTCGAGTTGGTATCTTATATTTTGATTTCTCAGCACATTTCAGACAATATAATTTGGTGGTTGACCCCCCTCCCACCGGTAAGTACATATATTTGGCTTGTTTTGTATCATTATCACAGATTTTCTTTGGGACTGGGAGTACGGGTGTATCAGGTATATCAGTAGGCTCAAACCTCAAATCAATGACGTCCCATCTCTCGATTTGTAGATTTTGAAGTAGGTTGTCGAGAGATTGCTGGTTAAAGTTGGTAATGGATGTCGGTGCCGCGACAGACTTTGACTCTGACCCTGACTCAGGCAGCAAGTCTGGAATATTAATAATACAATATGCCAGGTTTTTCATCCCAACATCAAAACTTATTATACGCATATTGAATGGGATGTGATGTGATAATGTATTATTATGTGTTTAATACATTATACTTTGAACGTTATCTAGTGGTTACGCTGTTGTTGTTGTTGCGAAAACGTTAACAATTGTTCCTGTGTGATTTCTGGCGCAATCATCCGCGCTTGAAGTTGTTCTCTCGAGAGATAGAGATTCTTTAAATCACTCTGGACATACCCAAACGGTTCTCTCGTATCCATCACGGACGCATACATAAATGGAGTATTTGTTTGATTGGGGTCCACTTCAAATGATCCGTGGCCGGACATATTCACAGCATCAATGTTGTTTATTTTCATTATATTATCAGCATTGTGCGTTAGATACTTGCGATATTCCCAATTGGACTGAATATTTTCCGCCTTGCGAATCGACGCATTTACAGCATTACCTGGTTGCCAACCGGAAAAATTGCGCCCATCACTCATTAACGGTGGAAAGTCAAAATATACATTATGGCTGGAACTATAATTCTTGGCCCATTGTGGTTGAGATGACATAATATTATGTTATAATGAGAATAAAATATTATGTGTTGTTATTCTTTGTTATTCCTGTAATAATTGAACGAGTTCGGGCTTTTTCAGTTTCTGGAGGTTTGTTATTTTATCGGGTTGTTCCTTATATTTATCCTTAAGTAATGCGCGTAATTCAATAACAGACAATCCCGCAATAGATGAGTGTTGTGTAAAGGCCGGTCCAGTTGATGGAACAACAAATGATGATTCGTCTTGTTGGGTATTTTTATTCAATAATGATAACACATCGATTGTATCTGATTCAGACGATATATCAGCACTTGTGCCTAAATTAATAGTTATTGTTTTTGTTTCTGTGTGTACTTCTGTATTATCAGGTGATTGTACGGTATCCACTGCTTCTGCTTCTGCTTCTGCTTCTGTTTCTGTTTCTGTTTCTGCTTCTGCTACTGCTTGATACATATCAACTGTCTCAATTTCCAGTTCTGTATTGTTTGGAAGTGAAATTTCAATATGCTTAACTTCGTGTATGTCGTTTACGATACAAGCCGGTTCGTTATCGTGGTCACTTTCACTGTCACTTTCACTGTCACTGTCACTGTCACTGCCACTTTCACTTTCACTTTCACTTTCACTTTCACTTTCACTTTCACTTTCACTTTCACTTTCACTTTCATCAGATGTTGTATCTTCACTATCAGATGATATAGTGATTAACGTATTACGCTGTTTGTTCGGTGCTTCATACATAACAGTATCCATATGAATATGCTTGTTATTGTCGTCGTTATTTGAGTCTTCTTGTTCTGAACTCATATTAAATCCGCGTAATGGATGATGCGGATGCTCTGCGTGTGCGTGTGCGTGTGACGGTGCCTGTCTAAAAACAACATCCTGTAGACCTTGAATATCATACGACGATTCTTCTATATATTGCTGTAAAATGAGTGCCTGTTCTTTTTGCGAATTCTCTAAAACTGTGAATCTGACTTTCATATATTGATAAACCGCATATACCAGAATAGAACAAACTGCTAAACTAACAATAATCGTTAAAAAACTTAATTCGCCCATTCTTTCGTGGATATCTCGATAATATAATAATCAACGATGAAATATTCTATAAATAAACGGAATTATTCTTATGTGCCTTCTTATTTTCACATTATTCGTTTGCTTTTATGTTCCTTCAAGTATAAAACAAATATAAACCTATTGCGTAATAATTTGTTAGATCGAGACGATATAACTTATCCAAATGCGTTGTTTAATCACCGGAATCACTGGATTTCTAGGTCCACACCTTGCGAAACTGCTTATTAATAATGGCGCCGACGAACATCAAATATATGGACTATTGAGAGGAACTCGCGGTTCAGAACAAGAAATAAAGGATTTGTTAACCGAAGAAGAATTCAGTAAAATCACGTTTATCTATGGCGATCTTATTCATTATCGTTCAATGGAGAAGATGTGTCGTGAATATTCATTTGATGTTGTATTTCATTTGGCCGCGCAAACTCATCCACCTACCAGTTTCAAGGACCCGATTGGAACATGGGAGGCGAATGTGATGGGATCTATTAACTTGATTACTTGTATTCAAGATCTTCAACCCAACTGTCATTTCGTATTTTGTTCTACGGTTGAAGTATATGGAAATGAAGGCATTGATGGACGTAAAATAAAGGAAACCAATACTATTCTCCCCGCCAATCCTTACGGCGCGTCGAAATGCGCGATTGATATGTATATTTGTGAGCGTATGAATAATCAGCAAATGAAAGCAACGGTTATTCGCCCGTTTTGTTTTACCGGCCCGCGCCGTGGTGCGCGATTTTCTATCGCGTCGGATGCTGTCCAAATTGCGAGTATGATGCTCGGTCGTCAGGATAAGGTGTTGCGCGTTGGGAACTTGAATACAGTTCGTGCGGTGACTGATGTCCGAGATATCGCACAAGCGTTTTATCTCGTTGCGACGAATCCAGAGATTTCAAATGGTAAAGTCTATAATGTGTGCGGTGGCGATCCCTTGAAAATGCGGGAATATACAAATCTCCTGATTGAATTCAGTGGACTGTCGGATGTTGAACGCGTCATCGACGACAAATTATGGAGACCGATTGATATCCAGTTTCAGGACGGCGATTCTTCATTGATTCAATATGAACTGGGTTGGAAACCGGTCATCGGTATTCGGGATACGATTAAAGATTTGTTGGATTTCTGGTATAATAAGTTGAAGTGAATAATGGTAATCTATGGAAAATATTCGATTCAAAATCGTGAATCGAATATTTTGTTTGTTATGTAAAAGTTCTGGTTTAAAACCGGTCGATTTGGTCGTTGAAGACACTTTTCAGCCGAAAATATTCCGTTTGAAATTAGAAAAATAGATTCAAAAGTTCCATAGAATACCTACGGATTTCATCCGTTAACTTATAAAACACCAGAAAATATTCCGTTTAAAAATCAACCAAATGGGGCCAATGGCCCCAGGTAATCAACCACCCATTCCGTACACCCCTACGGACATTTGTTGCTGAAAACGTTACACTTTAGGCAACATTACGCAACATGTCCTTTTTCGCATATGCGCCAGAGACTTTTGAAATACGAAAATTCGCGTGTTTTGTGACTGACCAGTCACAACTTTTTTGGACCGATTGAAAAATTTGTGACTGTAACTTTTTCGACCCCTCCGGAGCGTCCAACCGCCAGGGTTCTAATATCAGACATTTATATAAACCGCGCAATTTAAGCAACACAATACGCAAGACTGAAAAACCGCATAATGTTCTATTGCGATACGTGTGACATCAAAACCAATAACAAATTTGATTTTAACCGGCATCTTTTATCACCAAAGCATCAACGGTTATGTTCTGATAACGTCAAATGTAAAAAATACTTTCACAGTCTCATTTCGGGCGTTTCAGGCGAAACCACCGCCGGAACTGTCGCCAAAAGCATCCCCCCAAAACCGACCTTCAATAATTGTGAAATGTTGATCCCCCAAAAAACACCCATCAAAGAAATAATCCAAATCGACCTCAACGAAGAAGATGATGAAAATAATGTGGTATATAATGCTGGTTACGCCATACATACAGGTCACGTGACAGGTGGTCACGTGACCGCCGCCACCACCGCCGCTGCCTACGAATGTAAATACTGTAAACGCCCCTATATCAACCGAACCGGATTATGGCGGCATAATAAGAAATTCGGCGCATCGTGTGTATTGAAGATAATAAATGAATCCAAACTTGAAAATACGGTGGAACTTAAGAATATGATTAGCACAATGATGCATATTAACCACGAATTCAAAACACAGATATTGGACTTATATAAAACCGCAGCCGCAGCCGCACTCGTGACAGCTGCTACGCCCATATTGATAACAAATAATAATAACAACCACAACACTAACAATACAAACAACACAAACAACATTAATAATTGTTACAATCAGACATTTAATATGAACCTATTTCTTAATGAGCAATGTAAAGACGCGATGAATATGAAGGATTTCGTGAATTCGATTCAATTAGATACGGACGACCTTGAAAGTGTTGGAAAACTCGGATATGTTGAAGGAATGTCGAATATTCTTATAACCAACCTGAATAAAACTGAACTACACAAACGTCCGGTACATTGTAGCGATATCAAGCGAGAGACATTATATGTAAAGGATGCGGATAAATGGGAGCGCGAAGGACCAGATCACACGAAAATGGTGAATGCGGTGCTTGCGGTTGAGCGTAAAAATGTGGGTTTAATGGGAGAATGGGCTGCGCGTCATCCACGGTGTATGGATAGTAATACAAAGGATAATGCGAAGTATTTTAAATTATCAAAGACGGTCACAGATGGGGCCCAGGACGGGAATATTTCGAAGGTTATCCATCGGGTTGCGAAGAATGTCATCATTGACAAAACGACGACGCCGTGTGATGAATAAGATTGTAAAGATTTAAACACGTAACTCTATATTATGAAATTACGTGTAATGGATGATGATTCTAGTGACCCCGCAATCGTAGTTGATCCTGCTATCGCGACCATGGCTGGAATGATAAATTATTTGACTGTTTCGCTTTATCAAGGTCAGTTTACATACAATGATGAACAAGCGTGGGCGAGGTTGAATGATATGTATGACCGCAATTCCAAGACACCGTCTGTCGCACCGTCCGTATCGGACATTCGGGAGTTTTATAATAATATCACGTTCTTGTGGCGGGTCACTGAAACAGATGACCCGGATTATGATATGTATATGAGACAGTTACGCCGTTATATTCAGGCTAATAAATAACAAATATAAATCCAATTCGATATTATGATATTATAACACATATACGACGCGACCACAATGAAACTAAATTTTATAAAATTTTTATTTGGATGGAGTGAATGTACAACTTTTCCAAACGAACGTTGTATTCTCGTATTTTTACATACAAGTTATTGGGATATGTTGACATATTTGTTATACCGAATTTCGTCTTACGGTGAAAATGTATGTGTACTCGTTCAACCAAAACTATCAAAATGGTACTATAAACCGTTAACCTGGATTTGTAATTGTATTTATGCCCCTCCGAATGAAAATAAGAATAGCAATTCAATCCAGCATATTGTAAATGAAATCAATAAAAAACACGAGAAGTCAATATTATGTATATCGCCAAAGGGGACGTGTAGTAAACGAGAATGGCGATCTGGTTATTATTATATCGCAAAAAATTTGAATTGTAAAATATATCCATTATGTCTTGATTATTCAGCCCGTACAGCTATTATTGGCGACCCAGTTGACCCATCTATTGTCGATTTGGAACAAACCACACAATTACTACAGGAACAATTGAACAAACATTCAGTATTATATAGAGAATTAAGTGAAACCCCGATAAATGATGTCAACGGTTGTCCATATGAAACATTATTACCGTTTGATTTTTGTGCGTTAAGCACATTATCTTTTTTACCGTGTGTTTTCACTTTATTGGCCAATGAACAATACTATAGAGGGGGTGCGTGCCTTATTACAACATTATTTGCGTTCTATTATCATTTACAATGCGAAGGTTGTAATTATTCATACGATAAACTCTTGTTTTTTCAAAAAATAGAAGGAAATATGGCTAAATTATGTATTGTGACTCATATTATGGAAAACTTGTATACATATGGAAGATTAGATCCGGTCTTCTATATGTCATTGGGGATTGGACTATTTTTCTATACAAACGCAATTCCTCGCGGAACAAGTAAACAACGCGGTAAATATGCGATTTTTCATTCATTTTATCATATATTAACCGCAATTGCGGGATATTCACTGGCTACCCAGAAATCCATTTGATGAAATTATCCATTACGACCGATCAATAATTCGCCTCGCACTCTCCACGATTTCGATTGGATAATCAAGATCACGTAGAACTTTAAGTCCACCTTTGATAGTTGAAATCCCGTCCGCAATCTTATACAAATATTCACCCGTTAGGGGCGATACAGACATATGAAGATTGGTAATGCCATCCGCATTATGCTTATCCAGCAACTCACAAAGCTCAATATAGTGTGTAGTGAGAATAAGGTCGACATTTGGATTCTTAGATATATAGTCAATGTATCCATATGCTGCGGCGACTGCCTCATACGGGTTAGTTCCTGAATAAAGCTCGTCGAAAATACAGAAATGACGCTTCGTGGGGTTGTCGATAATACAGCGCAGGATTTCCATACACCGGCGTGATTCGGCTTGAAAGAGACTGTCGCGACCTGACGTGTCTGGGATATTCAAGTAGCAGTGAAGAAAGTCGTACGGGTTTATTTCCGCGTGGTCATAAAATCCGTAACCGATTTGTTGTGATAAAATAAGATTGAATAGCGTGGTTTTAATCACGGTTGTCTTGCCCGCAGCATTTGGACCGGTTATCACGAGTTGTTTATCAAGTGAAACGTCATTGGCGACGACGGCCGCCGCCGCGTTGCCCGTTTCGTGCGACTCGCGCGCTTTAAGAGGTGCGTATATCTGCGCCGTTAGTTTTGTGATACCTGTTTTCTTGACAGTGACAGGAGGTGGCGGAGGAGGCGGTGGAGGCAATACAGCTTCCGCGAGTATGACTTCAGGTGCGTCGGCTTCAGGTGTTTCGGCTTTGGCAGTCTCGCCATCAGTCTCTATGACTTCGGCAATCGGCGATAATGGCCGTGTCACGTCTGACTCCGCGTCAGCCTTCGTTTCCACGTCCGTCTTCGTGTCCGTGTCCGTGTCCGTGTCCGTCGTGACGAACGAGCACTTATTCATCATCCCGGATAAAACAATACTGCGGCACGCTGTCAAATGCTCCATATACGCATTAAATCCGAAACTGTATTCCAGCAGTTCATTCAAGTCCGTCTGTGAAAACAGCGAATAATAATTCTTCATCACATATCCGATTTGGAAGAATTTGGATACAGATACCGAAAACGGCGAAATATCCGTGAGAGCATTTGTAACCTCGTTTAATAAGGTATATCTCTCTGAGAGTTCCTCGCGGAAAGGTTCATACGACGATAGATGGTATGTCTGTATGAGTTGTATCATATACGACATATTAACACCTGTCGCAGTAAGATATCCATTGATGGTATGAATGTGTGTATGGACAAGCTTAATGTTATTGTAAAACCGGATACACGCCATCACATTTTGATAAATCTGGATCCCGTAAAATACGACCGACATCAATATATACATTTTTTGTTCGATGCTTACTTCGCTAAAATTGTTTAAAATACGTCCAACAGAATGTTGCCCGATAATTGTTTTCAGAATATCGATATATTCCGACACACTTACACTTAAACCGCGCATAATCAAGATAAAAAAAGGAATAATAAGGACGATAATCGGCGTAAGCAGCGCTATGACGGGGGATGAAATGTTATACAGACTTAAGAATTGGAGGAATGATGATGATGTATTTAGTTTCGAGAGAAAGGGTGTTTCAACGTAACTGAATTTCTCTTTGAAATCCGCGATTTTACTATTTCCGCGAAAGCTGGTCCACGTATCTTTCATAGTGGAGAATGCTTCGACACTGTTGGCGTGTCCTGTATTCTGCGCGATATTGCGTTCAAGCAGTTCATTGTCAAACATTTCTAGTAGTGTTTGGGTGTTTTTCAGATACGCAATATCTGTAGTATAATACTTGCTCCAGATGGGCAAATAATCCATTCCGTATACGGATGTGGGGGAAAACACATAGTGATATAGACCCTTGACTGATGCGTCGGTCGCGTCGGCGTTGGCGTTGGCGTCGGCGTTGGCGTCAGCATCTGGTGAATCTTTTACCTTCTTGACGACGTCGCCCGCGGCGGTCAATTTCGGTTTCGGTTGTATCATTTCCAAGTCTTCAATAATCGTACTCGGCAATTCGTGTAATTTCGCTGGATCTGAATACGAAATGGGGTGCTTGAATACCGAGACACTCGCCACGGGTTTCGCTATCGCGGCCGCCGCCACCGTAGCCCCATTCGCACCGCCAATCCCTAAATGTTCCATTAATAACGACTTTACTTCATCCGGGTCGCGCGGCATTTCAGAAACAGATTCACGGACATCCGTCATCAATGAACAAACATTAAAAGAACACGACATAAGTATTCTAACTCTACAGTATAAAATGAAATAATAATCTCATTTTAAACCCTAATTATTGGAATACTAATTATACACACGCGTATCTAGACCCCCTCCATAAAGTTCACAGGCAACTCCGTAATAATCGTCCCATAATACATCTCAATCTCCTTTTTGATGCGCATATCGCGACGCGTGACGAAATTGATACCGACACCCTTGCGCCCCCAGCGTCCAGAACGACCGATGCGGTGGAGATAAATATGGACGTCCTGTGGCATATCGAAATTAATAACTGTACTGACCTGCTGAATATCAATACCACGCGCGGTTACATTTGATGAAATGAGTACCCGGTGGACCCCTGCCTTGAAATCCTGATACGCCTTATCACGCTCTCCCTTCTCCATTCCGCTATGAATACAGCAAACGGGAAATCCATCAAAATGCATCGCCTCGTGAAGGTCGGCGACACGCTTGGTTGAATTACAGAAGATAATACATTGTGAAACGGAAATCGTCTTAAACAGGTCCTTCAATGTCAAGTATTTCTGGACATCGTCGTCAAGTGCGACATAATGCTGTTGGATACCCTCCAGTGTCAATTGCTCTGCCTTCACCTGGATATTCACGGGAGAACGCATAAACTTCTCAGTCAATGTGTAGAGTTCAGGCGGCATCGTTGCGCTAAAGAGTACGACCTGAATATCGGAAGGCATATACTGGAAAATGTTATAGATTTGGTCGTTGAAACCTGCGGAAAGCATCTCGTCTGCCTCGTCCAACACCAGCATATTCACATTGGAACCCTGAATATGGTTACGGCGAATCATATCAAACACCCGCCCAGGGCAACCCACAATAATATGTGGCACAGACTTACGCAAATCGGCGGCGTCGTCGGCAGTTGAAGTACCGCCAACAAGCAAACGCAACGTAAGACCAGTCATCATCCCACCGATGCTTGAGATAACATCATAGATTTGTTTAGCAAGTTCTCGGGTGGGTGCGAGAATAAGAGCTTGGGTCTTGGCTTTCGCCACATCGATACTTTGAAGTGCGGCAACAGTAAATGCGCCGGTCTTGCCCGTTCCAGACTGGGCTTGGGCGATAACATCGCGTTTCTGGATGATCGACAGAATCGATTTTTGCTGAATATGACTTGGCTTTTCAAATCCGTAGGCGTAAATGCCGCGGAGAAGGTCGGGGGATATTTCGTCTAGGTCTTCCCATTCCTTGAATTCGGGATACGACGCCGAAGCTGCGTTAACGGAGTCGCCGCCATCGCCAGTGGTGGGTGTACTCGGAGTTTCGTCGGTGGATGACATAATTGATGATGATGTCGAAGTAAGTAAGGTCACGAATGAAGTCGGATATGTCTAATAATTATAGCACATTATATTTAAGTCTTGTTTGGTAATTTAATGTTGCGGAAATATATTAACATTTAGATGTCCCGGCATACCGACCGCTATGAAGTAACAACCCCAACGGGTAGTCCAGCCCGGTTCAACGCTGGTGGCTTTAGATCAGCGCCCCCTGACCTGACATTGTCACCTAATTCAGACGATTCAGTTGTTCCAATGTTATCATTACCATCATCATCACATTCTGTAAGTTCATCCGATTCTAGTTCGCCTTGGGAAAGTAATTCACCTTTACAAAGAAGCGATCTTAAAGCTACAGCTACAGCTAAAGCTAGTGGTGGTGTTACATCAACTGTGGCCAAACAACCCATTAAGGGTATGTTAAACAAACATAATCCAAAAGGGGGCAACCTAAATATTGAAAGAGTAAAATCAGGACCTTTTGCTGGCGCTGTTAAGAAATCTCATCAAGGTCAAGAAGCTTTAAGTCTATTCGCCCGACCGAAACATAATCCCGGTTTTGATAAAGACGGTGAAATGTTTGCCCCAGGAGCAGATGTAATTGGTGATTTAATGGCCCGGGAACAAGGCGATCAGGAACAGACACCCAGAGAAGGAGGTAAACGCAAAACCAGCAAATCCAAACGCAAATCTAAACGCAAAACCGGCAAATCAAAAAGCAAATCAAAACGCAAATCCAGCAAATCAAAACGTAAACACATATAATAGATTACATAAGATGTTAAACATTTTGAATAAGTAATATTATGATTATATATTATATATATTAAATGGCAAATCCAAACACAGCACTGTGTGCTGACGTATCGACCCTATCAGTAAATATATTTTTATCCCAGATAATGGAACCACGTGTTCTGCCATTATTTACAGCTGGTTTCGTTGCTAATGGTGTCAATGGTGCTGTATTTATTATTGAAGCTCACATAGGAATCCTAAACCCATTTAAAACATTTTATATCTCAAGCGAAAAGAAACTTGTATATACATCAAATTCTGCTTATTTATCGGTACCTTATCCGAAACACAGATTTTGTTGTAAAATAGTTCCTATTAGAAATGAAGAACAAGCGCCTTCATTTAGAAAGGAATATAAGAAACAACAAGATATATACGCAAGAACAAATAATTTGAATGCGGTATGTTTACCCCTCTTTTTTGGTGATGTTGTGTTGATGACGGACGTGATCCCATTAACACAGTTTATTAGGTCAATACGCGATAACGTTAGTGTTATGTCCAAGATAATACTACCCGATACACCATATTACGGTATATCATTTATGCCGTATAGTGTTAATAATTTACAGTTATATGACCCAGCCAGATTACCGCCTAGTCTACAACAATTCACAGCATCAAGGTCAATATTACAAAATTACACACAAATAATTGAAACTATAAATAGGTGGGTAGATCGTAGTAGTAATCCTCCTCGGCAGCAATTCCCGGATGAAACAAACATAATACAAATATTTCAAACAAATATACCGATTTATTCATATGTTTTAGTTGTTTCATTACTTATACGTCTTTACTTCGTTGGATATTTTCACGGTGATACGCACCCGGACAATTTTGTAGTTTATCCTACTCCTTCTGGAATGATAAAACAACGTAATCAAGCTGGCCAACTGGTTGATATATATTTTTACCCATCTTTGACTTTAATAGATCTTGGATATGCGTTTAAAGGCAGACACGACACAACTCACGGTTTAATAAGATCATATGAAGAATTCGTGGCAGTTATACATAATATCATATTCACAATAGTACCCATATCGGGTATGAATATGATTACCCACGCAGATTACAATTGGTTTCCAAGAATATTCATGGATGATAAAGTGACAATAAATGACAATAGATGTCGTTTCATATTCCATTTATTTCAAGCCTTTGAAACATATAGGATCTCATTTGAAAGTCAGCAATTCGAAATTACCAATAAAATTGACCCCACCATCTGTCCTGTAATATTAAATGAAAACACCCGGGTGATCGCAACAGTAAACGCATATATTACGTCACTATCGCCAGATTCACCAGAAGAACAATTACGAATATACAATACGCTGGGTGGTCGTCGTCGTCGTCGTCGTCGTATTAATTATTATGTTTCAAACAAAAAACAAAGAAAAATAACTAAAAAACATACAGTCAGTATGCGTCATCGAAAGAGTAAAAAACAACGACAACTTAAATAAAATACAAGTAATGAATAAAATTGAAATGCTTTTTGTAATTAATGACGAATAGTAGTCTATCGAATCAGTCAACCCGTCATCAAAAATCAAATGAACTCCTCCGCCAGAACCGTCACGCGTACCAGTACCAGACCCGCCACCAGTGCCGCCATTCGCGCCAGAGAAGCCGTTACGATGAGAGCATTCGCCAAGGCCCTACAAATTGAAGCCTGCGATTCCGCACGGAACAGAACAATGTGGAACCGGTTGAAGTCCGCCGCCGCCCTTCAGTAAATCCCCCATCCATCCATTAGTCACATATACCCCCTTGAACTTCTTTTTTTTACACTAACCGTGCGTTCCATTTTAAATGTTCAAGTGTGTAAATTATTTTCAATATCACATATCGAGAGATTTTCCTGGATATATGATTCTGTATCACCACCATATAATTCAAATATTTTTCCTAGTGTATCAAACATCAACGGTTCGTAAAATTGATATAAAACATACCTATATAATATAATAGACGCACGAACGTTTGCTTAATAATGGCAAAAATTACCCACCGTTACGATCTTCCTGATTATGCCGCGTTTATGAATATGGGCTTTCACTTGAAGTTGCCTGATGATGTATTAAAATCTGTTTCGGATTTGGCTGATTTGGTAGGAGCACCCACCTATGTGAAAACGCCAGTGTTTCCAGTTCGGTCGGAACTTGGGAGCAGTGCTGATTCTGTAGATTCATCCGTCGCCAGTGGTGGTGGTGTGAGCACTGGCTATCATATTGCTGGAAGTAGCGCAAATACCTTTCAAAGTCGTATTGGCGGTGGCGGTGGAGGAGGAGGAGGTGGAGGTGGAGGTGGCGGTGATTCATTTATTACAAGACAGTCGTCATCCGCACACGGAGGAGGCAGCGGTGGCGGCTCTACAATCACGCGCCAGCGAAACACCGCACAGCAAATCCCGAATAGCGAATGGGAGACAATCCTCGCATTTCAAAAGACCGAGATTCAAAAGAAGGAGGGCATTGATTTAAGTATCGACAATATTCGATCTTATCTTAACAAACTCACGGACAAGACTTACGCCACGATGTTGGAGAACATTTTGAAAGAAATCGCCGCACTATTCACAGCATCAACAGATGATAAGTCAGAGGAACACAATACTGTCGCAGTGATGAACCGGGTTGCGTCGTCGATTTTCACTACCGCAAGCTCTAACTCATTCTATTCCGAGATTTACGCGCGCCTGTTTCGCGACCTGATGGCGGAGGAGAGTGATGATCAGGCACAATATGCGGTATTTCGTGTCGTCTTTGAGAAGAATCTAGCGTCGTTTATGTCCCTCTTTGAGACAATTGAATATTGCGACCCGAAGAAGAATTACGATAAGTTCTGCGACATCAACAAGGCCAATGAGAAGCGAAAGGCGATGTCACTCTTTATCGTGAATTTGATGAAGAATGGAATTGTGGAAAAGAAGCACGTGCTCGCGATTATGCGGCAGATTCAGGAGCTTATGTATACGAATATGCGCCAGGAAGGGAAGACCAATGAGGTGGATGAACTTGCGGAGAATCTGTATATTATGGTAAAGCACAGCCACTCCGTTCTCAAGACGGTGTCTGCGAGCAATGACGCTGAGATTGCCGAGTTGTTCGCACTCCGCCTGGAACAAATCATCGAGATTTCCAAACTGAAGATTAAGTCAAAGCCGAGTATTACAAACAAGACTATATTTAAGCATCTAGATATGCTGGACGAGATTTCAGGGAAGGCGAAGAAATAAGAAATCAGAAATAATAAAAAAAACAAATATAGAGGGTCGGTCGTGTATATAAATAGTAGTAGTAGCACGATGTCTATTCAAAAACCGAAGTTCGTCGTTTCATTTACGACCAGTCCGACACGTATTGGGAAATGTGGGCCGATGATTCACAGTATATTAGATCAAACGCGCAAACCAGACTTATTTTTATTGAATATTCCAGAGGTGTTCGCACGAACAGGTGAAACATATACCGTCCCAAAATATATCCGGAAATCTCTTACTGTGAATCGGGTGACCACAGATTATGGTCCAGCGACGAAAATTCTGCCCGCGGTCACGTATCTAAAAGATGAAGCCAACGCACATAAATTCGACCCCGCCACCACCCGGATTATTTACCTGGATGATGATATTGCGTATCCCCCGAAAATGATTGAATCATACGAAAAAATGATCGCACCGGGTGACAGTAACGTGTGGACCTCGACGGGGTTTGATTTCGTGAATTTGAAATTGAACGGAAAGCGCGCACACACTGACACCGCCACAATCGCAGAAGGGTATGGATCGGTTTGTGTCCCATTGAAGACATTTGGCGACGATTTTATAGAATATATGACGCGATATACCGCATCCGACAACCAGATATGCCGTCTCTCGGATGATGTCATTTTAAGCAATTATTATCATAAACAACGGGTTGGTATTAACATCCTCAATGTGCCGGGGTGTCTATCTATTCACGATATGTGGCGTAATCAAAATATCCTGGATTACGGAAATGAAGACGACGCACTTCATTTGGGCGCAAGCGGAACATCAGACAATAATGTTGACCGGTATAAGCGCGTGATTACGGCTTTGAATAAAGCCAAGGACCGGCATTTTAAATTGGCGTTTATTACGGGGGATGATGAAAATGGAAAAGAGGATACCAAGAAAACGATCATTTATCGGTAACTGGTGACGCGTCAACACTGTTTCGTAATTATTATTTACATATATATAATAATAGTTACATTCGTATAGTATATTATAGTAGTATAACAACAGTTACCACTTTTCGCAATGGTGAAATCGAAACTTAATCCAAATATCAACTATCACGAATATTCGCATTTAGAAGAAGAAGATTTCAATTACAACACACCGTTATTCAATTTGAAAATATTAGGTATTACTGTTATTATTGGTGTAGGACAATTGAACTATGATTTCTCGAAAAGGTATACCGTAGTATATGTCCCGATTTATTTATTCAATGCTGAGACACAGTTTGTGAAACAGATCGGGGTATACGAGATGCCATCCAATAACGTCAAAATGGACGAATCTGGCGACCTGGATATCCATAAATTGACACCATTGTTATATGGGTTTGTAAATACGGAATTATTACGCAAATCTCTCGTGAAGGCGGGTGCTGCTGCTGCTGCTTCCGCTTCGATGGCTGCGGCGGCAAAGGCGAAAGCGAATGCTGTGAAAGATGCGGCGGCGAAGGCGGCGAAGGCGAAGCCCACACTTTCTACAACAATTGAAATAAAGAAAGATGAAACACGGGATAGCGACGATGATAGTGATATCGATGACATCGATGACATCAACAAGGTTGGTAACCTAAACATAACTGGTATGACCGAGCGTCAAAAACACCTATTATCTGGCGCATCTATTCTTCCACTTCAAACGAAAGAACAATCGGAACTCGAGAGAAAACAATACAAACATAACGCAAACGACCTCTGGATCCAGATGTATCTCCGTAATAAGTATTTCAACTTCATAGACAATGAAGGCGGAAGTGACAGTTTTTTCGCGGTCATCCGAGATGCTCTGCTTACACAAGGTCGAACCGCGACGATTCTCGAATTGCGTAAACAACTGTCGGATGAAGTTACAGATGATGTATTTCGCGCGTATCGAGAGAAATTCACATTGTATCATACCATCGCGCGAACCCAGACGCGCGAAACAAAGGAATTAGTGAATAATTATAATGATTTGAAACGCCGGATATCATCTATACACGACAGAGCACAACAACAACTTATGATTGGTGGTGCGAAGAAACTTGTTATAGAACATAATATGAAGTTGGATGAAACGAAATATACGAAACTGCTTGCGTCGCAATATGACTATATGAAAGAAGTGCGGTCAACACAGCAGTTAAAAGAGCGGATGATGACATCTCTTTATTGGCCTGACGCGTGGGGAGTAGCGACAATGGAGCGTGTGCTGAATATGAAATTCGTGTTTTTTTCATCGAATGCGTACGAAACTGGTGATATAGATAATGTGCTTCAATGTGGCGGGCAGGATACAGTAGACGCAGCCATTCTTAAACGCGGGGTATTTGAACCAACCGCATATGTATTAATCGATAAGGGGATTGTGATGACGATGGCGGGCGCAGGACGTGGATTGGGTATTCGTACAATGGCGATAGAAGGTGGTGGCGGCGGTGGAAGTAGGTCGAGAACACGGTCTCGGTCCCCACGAGCGTCTACTGCGCCTTCCACCAGCAACAGCGCCGGCACCGGTGGTTTCATTTCAAAAACCACGAACCAACATACCTACAAACTAATCACGTATAAAACCCACGGTATTTTATCATTTTCTGAATTGCCGTATGATATTAAATTACTTATTACGACTAAATGCCTTGAAACTCAATCTGGCGCATTTTGTATCATCCCTCAATTTAAACTATTCCAGAAGGAACTTGGAATACGCGCAGATGATCTACAAAATACGAGTATTGACGATTTATTAGAAGAAGTACATACAGATGCGGGAAGCACTGGTAATCGCACAGGGTCGCATCTGTATACACCAGATATCGTATTCCAGTTTTATGCGAAGTCAAATCCGAACGCATTACCTGGCGCAGGCCCAGGCGAGAAGATACCTGAACACGACAAAATCCATTTTCAAAAACTGGCTACATTTGATAACTGGCGGCGCAAGTTATCGAATTTCTGGAGTGAGCCATTTATGCTGGATAATCATACGTGGCAAAGCGTGGAACATTATTACCAAGGTAGTAAATTTAAAAATAATAACCGTGAATTCTACCTGAAATTCTCGCTTGATTCCAGGTCGGAGTTGTCGTCTGATCCTGTAATCGCGAAAGCAGCGGGCAGTAAAAGCGGGAAAATGACATCCGGACTAGCCGGTAGTAGTAGCGCCGTTATACGCCCATCTCGGGTAACCATCGACCCAGATTTCTTCAATCACGGTCGAAGTGAACGAGAGATGGAGAATGCGATATACGCGAAATTCTCTCAAAATAAGGGCCTCGCGGATATGTTATTAGCAACCAGGAACGCAAAATTGGTCCAATATGTGCGTGGAGGGCATCCTATAGTGTTTCATCATTTAATACGTGTTCGTCATAAGTTGAGGACGAATGCGTCATCAAGTCGCTAGCTAACACACACTAAAATAAGTAGTGAAAAATCCTTGTAATATCGCGAATATAACCATAATTATAATAATACGCGCCCAATCCGTATTTGACGGGTTCGTGAAATGTATACCTGCGATCCCACTATTATTCGCGTCGTGGAATTTACCAATATTATAATGGATTAGATTTTCAATTAGGTTTAATACAATAAATACCAGAAATGAAAACAAGAAGATATCTAGTGTTCCCTTTTTGAAGTATTTCTTGTAGATGAGTTCGAACATACTGTATTATTGTATATTGAATATATAATAATATATTATTACAATAATATCAAATGCCACCACCACATAAACATAAGACACCGTGGATAGAAGATGATATTCGACACGATACAGATAAACTACGTAAGTCTATTTCCGAGTTTGCGAGAGATTACCCCGCACGCGCGTCGTCGTCGTCGTCGTCATCGAGATCAGGATGCCCATTCGAGAACAAAAACGCGACCAACGATTTTATGAAACATTTTTATGGTATTATCGCTGAAAATGAACTAGAACTTTACAAACAACTCACTGCGACGCAATGGAAATATGCGCCGACTACAACCGAATCCGGCGGTAATTATATTGATAAAATGACATTTCAAATATCGGAAATTAAGAATTCAGTAAATGATTTACCGCGGCCGCGTATTTTAGATACACTGCGGCATCAATATGACGCTGGTGTGGGACGGAAGGCTGGCGGAGACGACGATGAAGACAGATACATTCCACGTGTTGTATATAAATATATCCGCGAAAAATCAGAATATTGTATTCGGATTCAAACGACGATACACGGGCGAATAGTATCGTTATATTTTATTACGTTTCCCGAATCACATATTTCGGTATGTAGCAACGGCAGTGGTCGCAGCGGTGCTGTATCCGCATCTGCGTCGTCCTATATGTGCGCGACTGAAATCGCAATGTATCAACTCTACGCATATAAAGTGTTTCTATGGCTCTTTATTGTGGCCGGTCTATCTGATAAAGAATGTTCATCTAAATCTCTCGATGTATACTTTTATATGACACCGTTTAAGAAGTTAGTCCCGGGTGAGTCCTCGGCGACCTTATCCGCAATCCACGTAAACACCGGCCTTACCCGAAATTGCGAATCCAATGGTGAGATTGTGATATATCGTGCGGAGGAATGGTTCAAGGTGTTTATACACGAATCAATGCACAACTTCAATATGGATTTTATTGATCTGGACTTATCCGCCGCAAATAAGCGTCTTCGTGAAACATTCTGTATCCCGCACGATGACGTTTTACTATTTGAAACATATACGGAAACATGGGCGCGAATCATAAATACAATGTTTGAAACATATTTCGACGAAAATGTACGTAATCAAACTGAGTTTATTCGCCGTGTTCGAGAGACATTGACAATCAATGCGATGTTTTATGCGTATCAGGCAGTAAAAGTCCTAGATGTTATGGACCTTAAATACGCACAAATCACCATCCTTTCACCGGAGAATATGGCTGTGTGTCGCAAACAATACGCGGAGGAGACAAATGTATACGCATATTATATTTTAGGCGGTATTCTCTCTGTATATGCGTTACCATTTATATCTTGGTGCCGGGAGAATAATCACACCACGAACACGAATATTCCCCGCAAGTTATCAAGTGTGAAATGTATTCGGTTTTCAAGAGATGGAGGTTCGTCAGATGAAAACAGTAATTTAATCAGGTTTGTCGATTTTATACGTAATGCTGCGCGAGACCGCGAATTTTTGAGGATGGTCGCATATTGCGAAAAGAAATCCCACGCGGCGTCGGCGAGCGTATTACAAAAAACGCTGCGAATGACGTTATGATAAGTTTTTCAATATGTGTAAAATTGAATATAAATGTTATTTTATGAATATAACGTATAAGCCAACATCCATCTGTCTTGATCTTCCGTATTCAATGTCTCATTCAAAGAACAACAATAACAACAATAACGTATATCCCCGCCCAGTTCCTCAAACGAGTATGGGTCGTCTGGTTAGCATCACTGTTGACAATCCCAAATACCACGTGGCGCCTGCCACAAATTCATCACCGTCACCGTCGCCGTCATCTCCGAACATTCCTCATCTGATTCCAATTGGCGCAGCGGCATCCGCATCCGCATCCGCATCGACCGCGCACAATGACGAGCAGACGATGCTCTGGCGTAATGTAGCAACCCTTTTCGCCAGATGTGAACAAAATGATTCTGAAATCAAGAAGCAACGCGAGGATTATGACCCTTGTATCGGCGAACTGAACCGCGTGACGGATGAGTTATACCAAGAGACGCGTGATTTGAAGTACCGTATCAGCGAACTTTCGACTGATTTGTCTGATGACCTGGATTCAAAGATCCGCCAACTAAAGAAATATACGCGGAAATATGTTTCCAAGAAGGTCAATAAGACCAAACAGAAGGCGTCGGGCGCGGCATTCGACGCGGATTTGGAGGTTTTCAAATATGTAGATAGTGTCCGCGAGGAGTTCGTAGATACGAATTCGCAGTTGAAGGAAGAGTTGTTGACGCTTCGTCAAGAAATACACGAAGAACACTCCGACCTCAATGACACTTATTACCGCGATTACAGGATGTTCCTCCAACGCGAAAATGAGATGATTGCGAAATTGGACGCCGCCGTGAAAATGAACGAGGCCACCAATCAGCGTATGAAAGATATGGAGGACTTCTTTATGAAGCAAATTCAACAAGTGCGTAATTACGCGGATACACAAGTCGCGGGTGATTTGCGTGAGGAGTTCTCGGTGGCGATTTGCCGCGAGGTCGCATTTGAGAGCAAGGTCAGTGCTGAGCTCGTCCAAGGCGTCCACGATGAATTGACCGATGTTATCACGCGGTCCAACGAGTATCATTCCGCGCGGTATTTCGGAACAGTTGAGGATGTCAAGCAAGTGCGCGAGATGTGCCAGACGCTGAAACAGAGTATCGGGATGGTGGATGCTGAATTGTCGGATACGAAGGAGATCGTCGAATACTTGAAGGACGAGGTCGGTGACGTAACGAATACTGTCGGCGATTTGGAAGAAAGAGTAGGCGAATTCGCGGAGGATCTCATCGAACAGAAGGATACTATTTACCGTGAGATGGACGGTGATTATTCTGATATGAAAGACTACGTGAAACGTCGTATTCAAAGACACGTTCGTCATTCTCACTCTCCTGTGAATGATACCGCTGCTACCGCTTCTACCGCTGCCGTAGAGGAGCCAATTGGTTTGATTATCTCTGACATCTCCGCTGATGCCTTAGCTGCTGACGCCGAAGCCGCAGCAGAAGACGATAATGTTATCATTATGGATGACACGTGTTTCATTAGTGATGACGAGGAAGGTAGCAATGGAACAACGAATATTGTACATACGTAATTCTAGGAGAAAACCCAAAGGTATTTGATCCACAATATTTTTTATGATAATCTGAATATTATCATAAAATTTTAACATAAAATTGTTATTATCATAAAATTTTAACATAAAATTGAATAGAATAATATCATAGAACATAAAGATAGACAAAAGCATATAGTAAACGTCAACGTCAATAACATGGGAATCAGAAATTTAAACCGATTTATTCAAACGAAATGCCCGACAGCATCGTCGAGAATACATCTAGAGCAATTGCGTGGAAAGAAAATTGCGGTAGATACGAGCATTTACATGTATCGTTTCGCCGGTGAAAACGCACTGCTTGAAAATATGTATTTGATGGCATCATTGTTTCGGCATTATAATATTCACGCAGTCTTCGTGTTTGACGGCGTTCCCCCACCACAAAAAACCGAACTTATAGAAAGCCGTCGGAGAAAAAAAGACCAGGCGAAGCAACAATACGATATAGTCGCTGAGCAATTGAAACAAAAGAAACGAACGGAGTATTACAACCCCGAAATTGTGGAATTGGAAGAAACAATGACCCAACTCCGAAAGAAATTCGCGCGGTTACGTGATTGTGACGTAGAAAATGTGAAGGAATTGCTAGTTAGTTTTGGGTTCGCGATTATAGATGCTGAAGGTGAAGCGGATGTATTATGCGCGAAACTGGCAATAAAAAAACGTGTATACGCGTGCTTGAGTGATGACACAGATATGTTCGTTTACGGATGTCCAGTTGTATTACGGCACATCAGTTTATTAAATCACTCGGTTGTTAGTTATACTATGACAGACATATTAACCGAAATTGGAATAAGCCAGCAGGAGTTTAAGATGATGTGTGTCGTTAACGGAACAGATTATGACGCACCACCCGTGTCGTGCTCGGCGGCGCCCACATCACAAGACGATCGAATATTCCAGATATATAGTTTATTAATGGAGTTCAAACGCTTGTCTTCAAAAGAGCAGAATAAATATCAGGACGGAGGCGGATTTTACGAATGGATCGATGAACGTAAAAAGGGGCTGGTGCTTACAAGTGGTATAATTTCGCTGATGACAAACGAGGCGTTATTTGATACGTCAACGAGCGACCACTACAAACAGCTGGTTGTATTAAACCGCAATGATGTTCATAAAAGGCGGATTGTAGAACTGATGATGAAGGAGGACTTTATATTCATAGAGCCAAATATTGATGACAACAAAATATTGAATACGTTGTCAAGTGGGCACGGTTCGTTTACTACATCGCCCATCTATGGCGTTGGTGTATGGGAAACAACATCATCAACATCGACCACATCGACCACATCTCCACCGGTTGTTGTGACAGCGGCAGCGGCGGGTACATCATCACAATCATCATCCATCTCATCCGATGATCAGATTCATATCATCGCAAACAATGTCTATGGAATAAACGCGGGGTCATTAGACGAACTCAATCAAAAATATATACAAATTAACAGGAATAAACACAAACGGTCACGGAATTGAAGCGACGATGCGCAAAGTTAGTATTTGAAAATAAATGAATATAAAAATGTTTTTTGTTTTTATTTTCATTTGTGCGTTATAATAAACGTATTGTATGTGTGGGTGAGTGAGTGAGTGAGTTTAAGCATTGACAGCAGCAGCACCGCCGGCAGCCACAGTCTTGGCGAAGTGAGCAGCCATATACTTCTGAAGGTTGAAGTAAGTAAGCTCCTCGCCCTTCTTCAACTTCAGGAGCTTAAGAAGCTTGGCGTCAGGGTTAATCTTACGGCCATTGTCCTTATCCTGGAGCTGCTGGGAACGAATGTAAGCGTTCACCTCACGAGTAACCTCAGTGCGAGCCAAAACGCTTCCCTCGGGCTTGCCGAGAAAAGCGGCCAACTCGTTGGAAATGAGAGTGGGCTTGACGAAACCAGAAGGAGCGCGGTTGGTGTTGGTCTTGCGGCGCTTGTTGGCCTTGTTGGCGACACGAAGCTCACGAGCGTGCTGGCGCTTGAGCTCGTTCACCTCGGAACGAATAGAAGTAATAAGAGATTGGGCACCCTGAAGCTTGCTCAGCACGCTAACGTAAAGAGCAGAAGAGACAGAGCCCTCAACCTCAGCAACAGCTGCGGCAACCTCACTCTCAACGACGGGAGCAGGCGCAGAAGCAGGCGCTGCGACAGGCACAGCGGCCGCAACAGTCTTAGCGACCTTGGGAGTAGAAGGCTTAACTGCCTTGGCAGCAGGAGTGGCAACGGCAGCTGCGGTAGCAGCAGGAGCGACAGAGGAAGAAGAAGAAGAAGGAGCAGACTTGACCATGTTATCGGTTATACACATATGATTAAAGTCTTTTTAAGTTAGTTTCGACACTTTTTCCAGTTTTGCTCACAAGACCGCTTCATATAACCAAGGTAACGCATTTCGCGCATCTTGATTTACGATCGTCAATGTCGCCAATACGTAAAACGCACCCAAACATTGATCTTCGCGAGTAACGCCGCGTTTTACAATGTTAGTAATAATTGATACCGCAAGTGTACGCAATTCAGCATCGTTTAATAAATTGACAACATTTAAGTTTACACTGACGTTATTTAACATAAATGGGTTTCCGTGAGGTGGGCAAATACGTTCCTTCATATCCTGTGACAAATTTGCGCGATAATACCAGATGTCGTGAATATGACGAATAAAACGTAGAAAATCAAGTCGATGTAATACAGTAAACCATTCAGAATCAGAATAATTTCCGAGTGTGTTTATGTGCTGAAAAAGACCGACAACATAAAGTTCTTCTTGTTTTTCTTTTGATAATACGTGATTGTCTCTTACTTGTCCGCCGCCGCCACCCCCGCCCCCAACGCCACCGCCACCACCGCCACCACCACAATCTAGACCCTCATCATCGTCATTATCTATGTCCTCTAATTTAATCGTTGTGCGAAACTTTAATAATGTTCCATATATTAATTTTTCGTATACATTTTTGATGATTTGAATTGGAAGTAAATTACGATTATACGGATTTGTTATATCCGGATATGAATTCAGAATAAGATTATATATTGACGCGATATGGAATCCGTATATTTTTCCATCTTTATCAAGGAATGTGAATAAATTATACGGAGCGATATCAGATAACCGGTCAAAAGTATAAAAATCTGTATCATTTACACAACTTTTCACGTGTAAATAACCCGGCCCGCTTAATAAACGATATTTAGTCGAAATATATTGTCTAAATTTTCGTTGGATTTTGACGATGACGTTAGATTGACGCAGATGTGTATATATTCTAAGGATTAACTCGGGTTTTGTACCCGATTTTTTAATACCATAATGTGCGCAAAGAGTTCGCAAATCGGTTAGATTATATTTTGTCGTTTTGACTTTTTCATATTCATTCATTTTCAATATAATAATATTGGACGGTGGAGGTTCATCGTCGTATGATGATGGTAGTAGTACTGGCGGAATGTCTTTAGACGATGAGTAATTTTCTTGATTTGGGTTGTCAAGTTCTTCATTAATATGTATTACCTCGGCAGTATGTTTCATTTTCTTTCTCACGATACCTGAACCCGATCCACTACCACTACCCGAAACGATTATTAAATCATTTGAACTCGGTCCCTGACGTTTTAGTTTCAGTTTTCGTAAATAGATTTTATTAGGATTGTTATACAATTTGAATTGTGTTAACATTTGATATAATCTGTGAATTTCAACTTTATATGTATGTGTTATGCTACTGGCGGTCGCGCCAGTCGAAGCAGCATTTATCGAATCCATTTAAGTATATATTAATATGGTATAATGTTTATTATGTTTTTGGATATTATGTATTCGGAAAACATAATAAAGATTATTATGTAGTAATATATTATAAACCCGTCTAATGCGTATATCATCCTGTTTCATTTTATGTCTTCTGTCCGTGTCGCTCGTGAGCAGCATTCCAGTTGTTGATGTTCCCCAACACGATGGTCTCGCAGTCAACGGTTCAGAATCCACTCACACTGAGGTTATCTCGCCGGAGGTGGTTGTCGTCGTTCATGCGCTTGAACGTAAGTTGTTACGACACGTGGCGTTGGCACCCGCGCCGAAACCCGCACCGAAACCCGCACCGAAGCCCGCACCGAAGCCCGCGCCCGCACCTGTTGTGGTAGTGAAGTCGGCGCCCGCACCTGTTGTAGTGGTGAAGGCTACCGTCGCCGCGTCCCCCGCAGTCAAAGCTCTTACTAAGGAAGAGACCCTCCTCGCAAACTGGCTCAACACTCCCGCCGGTGCTCTGGCCGCTAGTTTTTGTACATCTCTCGGAATCAAGAATAAATTCGATATTTATAATGGTTGTTTGTTTGATATGTATGTCACTAAGGACAAGAATATCGCAAAGGAGAGCGCCGTCGCAGCCGAAGAGTTTTTGGCGAGGGGTGCCGCAGTCTCTGTCGGGAAACGTTTTTGTGTTGCGTCTGGCGACCCCCACTGCACGAATTATGATGGTGAGTTTTTCCATATTCAAGAACCCGGTATTTATACGATTACCCGTGCGTTCAACGGGATTTTCGAAATCCAGGAACAGATGCGTAAGAACGGCGCAAATGTCCCTGGCGTTCCTTCGTGTATGATTGGCGCGGTTATGCGTTATAAGAATACCCGGGTGGAAATTGATGTCGCGAAGAATAATAAGATTATCGTCAATGGAATTGAAACGGACTTGCCGAGTGATACAAATGTCAAGATTGGTGGTATTCAAATTCGTTTTGGAAAGCAGAATATCGAATGGCGTGGAGATAAGGATCAAACTGTCGGTCTGAAAATGACGACTCCTGATGGTTTTGGTGTTCTTGTTACTGGCGGTTATTGCGGCGTTTTGGAAACCAGTGTCCCCGATAATTATTACGGCAAGATGTCTGGTATCTGCGGAAATGGCAATGGTGTGAAAGACGGTCTTGACTATGTCTCACCCGCTGGTAAGGTCATGGATGTGAAGCGTGGAACCAAGAGTTGGGAGATGAGTGGATATGGTGGTCCAACTTCGTATTTGTCCCAATGGCAGTTGTCGTGGAAACCATATGGCGCAGATTGTTTATTCAAGACCGGTTGTGAGACCAGCGGTCCTTTACGCCAACCTCTTGTCGAACCCGCGACTGTTACTTCTGCGAACGCAGCAAACGCCGCGAAATCGTCTACTGCCACTGTCATCGCACCTCCTCTTGTAATTGTACCAACTTCTGTCGCCACCGCTGCCGCCACCGCCGCTGCCGCACCGGTAAAGGTTTCTGTTGCTGATGAAATAGCTGCCGCACATTTGACTTCCGTCACGCATTTGAACAAACTTCAAGAGAAGATTGTTAAAATCATCGCTGACACTGGCGCCGAGCAGCGCAAATATGAGGAAGACAATAAGAAGTCGTATAACGACGCCAGTTCGACTCTTAAGAATACTGCGGAAAAGCTGAAATTGACGACCGATGTGATGAAGCAGGTTCAAAAGGATGTCGCCTCTTTGAACGCGACGATTCACGTTCATTATCGCCAATTAATCCATGATTCAGAGTATTTCCATACTCTTGAGGTCCTGAAACCTACCTTCTTGAAATCTCTCGACGTTCTCGCATCCCAAATCAAGGATATTAAGACCACCGTCACTATCAAGATTCACAATGACAATCATAAGAAGAATATGATGAGCCTTCTCTCGAATATCCATTTTCATACTGCGAATATCACCGGGTATATCGCCGGCGAATTTATGGCACATTACAATAAGTATAAGGCGCTTGCTTCAAAAGACAATGTTCTGTATGAGGCCGACCTGAAGAAGCTGAATCTGCTGATTGATAATTATCGCATTCAAGCACAAAAGGTCGCGGATGTTTCGAGTGAATATAATAAGATACTTGTGATTGTGTCGAAGTTGAAGGCGACCTATGACGCATCCGCGTCTGAAAATGCTGATTTGGATGACCTTGTGAAGAGAGTTCTCACGTTATTGAAGACGAAGAATTGCGCGAAATAATGAGTTCGGAATTAGCATTTGAATCCCAAGTCCATCATAAAAATTGATTTAAACATTTATGATGAATACATATATCACTCGACTCGTCTACACACGTTTACACTCGTCTACTCGTCTTATTACAATGGCTTCTGATATGGTTATTTCTGGCGCCGCCTTTAATCCCCTCACTGATATGAAATATACTAAACCCAAGGTGAATTCCGTCGGAGGACGCAGCGTCGGTATCGTCAACTCAAAGACGAGCACTGTTCTCAATTTGTCTTCGCCCTTGATGCTTACGTGGGGCGTTCAGGAGTTCACGGATGACAAGACTGGCAAGGTCAGTTACGACCTGGCGCTCCAGTTTCCCAATGATGGTTTCGAGACACCCACTACGAAGAAGTTTATCGCCAATATGGCCGCATTCGAGAAGAAGATCAAGGAGGACGCAATCGTCAACTCCAAAGAATGGTTCAGCAAGCCCAAGATGACCAGCGACGCAGTAGATGCGCTCTGGACCCCGATTCTGAAGTATCCCAAGAACAAGGACACTCTTGAGGCTGATATGACACGTGCTCCTACTCTCAAGGTCAAGCTGCCCTTCTGGGATGGTCAGTGGAAGGAGTTGGAGTTGTATGATGTCGAGATGAATCCCGTCTTCCCTGATCCGTCGAATCCGGCGCTTTCACCCAAGGATCTCATTGCGAAGGGCAGTCACATCGCAGTCTCGATTCAATGCGGTGGTATCTGGTTCGCCAATGGCAAGTTTGGCGTTACCTGGAAGTTGTTTCAGGCGATCGTGAAGCCCAAGATGTCGCTGAAGGGTAAGTGCCACATCAAGCTGGACGAAGAGGAGAAGACGAAGATTGTCGCACAAGTCATTCAAACTGATGTCGACGGTGACGGTGATGGTGATGCTGATCACGACAATGTTTCCGCGGTCATTGAAGATGAGGATGACGACGAAGTCCCTTCTGCTGCGCCTGTGCGTGTCGCTTCAGTGCCAAAGCCGGCTCCTGCTCCTGCTGCTGCGGCTGCGGCTGCGGCTGTCTCCACTCCTGCTGTCGCTGCTGGAGGAGATGCCGCTTCCAAGAAGAAGATCGTCCGTAAGGTCTAAATAATAATAGGAATAACAGTTACATTATACGATAGATGCTACAGGTATGTTGCTCGCTCGCGCGCGCGTTGATTCTATGTTCGCTCGCTAACACATATTAAAAACAGGTGATTTCATTTTTTTTACGTTTGTGTAATAAAATTGAAATACTAATATTGTAAATAGATATGAACAGTTCTATACGACATACAATACGACTATTTACTACAATGCTAGGACATTCAATCAAACTTTCCAACGGAAAGTCGGTTTTGTTGCGACCATTTACCCCATTTACCGGATTCAAGACACAGCTTTCAGCGGTAAGTTCATATGTGTTGACACACCACGCAGCGGCCGACCGGGGCCAAAACCACGAAAACAATACAATACGTGAAGCCATTATCTGCGCAATCATCAACGGCCACGTTCCAGCTCCCTATTATCTCACGGAGCGATGGCGCGCACTCAAAAACGCAGTTGACGGATTTCTCGTCGAATGTGGAGGCAATGATTATTCACGGGTCAAATGTATTCCCAAAGGAGGGCGAGGCCACCACTACGATTTCTCTGTTGTGTTCACCTACTGTGACGCGACAACTGGGATTACAACCACAAAAATATTCAACGTAGAGTTCAAATTCAATGCCGCAAAGGTATCTGACGCACCACAATTCGTTTCCCCTATGAAACCGAGTCAGTACTTCTTGTCGGGTAACTACGAAGAATCCTTCTACGACAAGTATATGGCGAAAATTGCCGCGGCCGCAGGATGTGTAGCACCTGACCGCGCAGAGTGGCTGAAACAAATTCACGGTGACAAACCAGCCTGCGTCAAAGAGCTAAAGGATCGGTATCGCGCAGGTAGCCGTAAGTTCAGGTCCACGGGTCTAGCCAGCGACATCGCCTTTCACGATTTGTGTAGCACGCTATCAAAGGAAAGTATTAGCACATTTATCGTCGAACACGAACTTGATACATCCAAGCTGTCGGATTATCTCATCAAGTCACAAGACAAAAAACTGTATATGTTGTTTCAACCCGCTGCTGTGTCCGGCGGCGCCCCGACGATAACACTTCAGTCTGTAGACCCAGCAGATTACACGATCGCTTCGTGTAAAAAAAACCCAGAGCTGTCTCGCTATGATTGTATTACACAATCTGGGAAAAAGATGGAAGTACTCCTTCGGTGGAAAAATGGCAACGGAATCGCATTCCCCGCGTTTCAAATTTCATAAGGTCGTTCGTCCTCCTTATGTTCCATAGATCGGTAACATATGATTCAACTCGGTGGTATTCACCGCATTGTTTCCAAAATAATACGAAATAAACTCTTGAGTTCGCGGATCTTTAAATGATTTCATCACGCGATGGAATGCGGCGAGCGAAGAAGGTACGGCAGTACCAGTACCAGTACCAGTATTCGAATCATTGTGCGTAATACAAATCAAATGATTCTCAATTAGGTACCCCGCCGACGACGACGTTGACACCACATCAGGTGTTAGAAGACAATAATCAAACTTGTATTCACCGACACCATACCCACGATTCAGTACAATCATCGGTGTTCGTATTCCTGGTTTATCAATAAACGCTTTTTTATCCACATTTTTATAGGTTTTATGAACGAACTTTCCGTTTTCAATATTCGAGCTATAGACCAAACGGGGTTTTGTCGCATCGTTTGTGAGGATCTCTTTACACTGGTTCCATACGACGGTTCCGACACTGACCTTGAATCCGAGTTCGTGTAATGACTGTGAACCAGTATATAATGATGTTAGTCGGGGAAGGTTATCGGTAAATATACTCGCGCCGGATTTCTCGAACACTCCGGTGCCACTGGCACCACAAGCACAAGCACAAGCCAGCGACTCAACGCCAGATTTCCGGAGAATGAGTATAAATGTCCCCTGTTGTGTATCCAGATATCCACCGCCGTCACCGCCGCCCTCGCCGCACTTGACAATATGAAGAATCTCAAAATGACGCACGATATATTTGCGTGTCTTATCATAATACTGTGAGTTCATAAAACTGGATGGAAGCACAAAACAGAGAACCCCGCCAGTCCTTAAAAGCTGCGCGGATTTGATAATAAACAGGATGAATATATTTGGGCGTCCATCAAAGAATGGATAGTATTCGGCGTCTACTTCTTCTTTTTTCATCACAAAATAAGGCGGGTTGCCGATAATGAGGTCAGGGGGCGCGGTGCCGGTCGCCGGACTGTATTTCAAGAAATCACCGTGTTGGATACTTACTCTCCCTCCTCCGACGAGGCTATTGAAATGCGTCGAGACTTCCGCATAAATAACAGGATGAAACTCGACTCCTGTAATCCACGCGGTAGGATATTGACGCATTAATGCCGAAAGGAACTCGCCAGACCCACACGATGGCTCTAGAATAGTCTCAAATGGATGTGTTGATAACGATACACCCCGCAGGAGCTCCATAATCTGTTGAATACACGATGGCGGTGTAAAGAATATTCCACCGTTTTTCTTTTCATCTTTTGTTAGCGATTCTGTGATGCGTTTTGATAATGGTGAGAATATATTCGATTGGTGACTGGACATTGTATATTATACGCTACGCTACGGGTGTGTATAATATATATATTCAAATATATTGAGATCAATTTCATTACGAAATTAGTTTTACGATGGCGTATACATTTGCGCGATCGGTTACTTTATACATATCGTTGACACCGGTGGTCGTCCTCGCAATTCCGCCGCCGCGCCCATTGCTTCCCCGTAATAAAACACACTGGCGAGTCGTCGACTGAAATGAAACATCGGATGCGTGAAGATCATAAACAAACCCGTGAGTCTTGATTTCGTCGGTTATATATACAGGTACGATTTGGTCTTGAAATAGATGGCGAATATTCACGTCGAGAGATATATAGATATTATTATGTTCATCGATCGTAACATTATCAGGAAGTTCTGGTTCACATAAAACGATGAGTTCTTTCGATTCACACGGCGAGTCGACAGATTCTGATAGCGGTTGCGGCTGCGGTTGCTTAAAATGAAGTTCGCTATGCCACAATGGAATAAAATACGTCTGTCCGCATTCGTTTAGTTTATAAACACGGTCTAATAACATATCTAATAATGATGGGTTAAGACGTATCACAATGTCATACCGGGTCTTTTCTTCAAGGATGGTTGTGAGTTCATCCATAATCTCTCGAGAGATTGAAAATAATTCTTGGTTTTCTGAGAGAATATTGTAGATCGCGATACACGAAGGCTTATCCATCTTACGGAATGATAATACCGCAGATTGGATACCTTTACTCAAAATAGAATGGATTATGGTATCGATCGCATCCGCCGTATTACCTCCGGTGTAAAATCCGCTTACAGAAGTAATCTTTGTCACTATATTTTTTATAAATAACTTAAAAATACTATCATAACTGCCGTTCCCGCTGCTGCCGCTGCCGCTGCCGCTGTCCTCATCTCCGTCCGCGCCGTCATCCGAATAAAAATAGTCCTTTACGCGTTTATGTGCTTCGTTTATTTCTTTGAATAATGCTGCTCCATCTATGTCGCTCTCGCCACCACCGCCACCGCCACCGCCGACCTTATCAGGATGATGTCGTAACGCCAACAAATGATATCTTTTATTCAACTCTTTGAGAGATTTTGGCGCACCATCCGTGCTAGTAAACCCCAGCGTTTTTAATGACGCGTTTATTGTGTCTGGATACATTGATGTTTGAATCCGTGTATCTTACATATTAATACTAATACGAAATTCTCTAAATGATATATCGGGCGGTAATTATTATTGAAATACTGAAAAAAGACAAACATTTTAATCATAACATCGTCCATATATTCCGGTTGTAAAGCACCGGTTTTTACCAATTTCTCCATAATAAACCATACACACTCCTGGATATTGATATCGTAAATTAATAGATCGTATAGTATATCTCTCAATGCGTCGAATTTCAAGAGTGATGATGGCGATAGAATAATCTCGATAAGACTATTACATATATTTTCGTGAGGAACAATAAGTTCGGTTATATTCGCTTTTAATGCCTTTATATTTGTTATTTTGTCAAGCTCAAATTTACTGGTAATACGTATAGGTGTTTTCTTAATAACCTGGTATATGTCTTGAGGAGTGTGCGATAGAATGCCGCCACCGACACGTGGCACTGATTTATTTGAGACGACTGCTTCCGCAAAGAGACATTTATTATACGCACTCATAGTAGGTCGTTTAAACGGGATCATCTTACATCGTTGTATTACATTATCAGGAATGAAACTAACGTGATCCGTGACAATAATGAACTTCAAACAAACAAACTCGTTGTCGTTATGCATATAACTATAGAATGTTTCTAATAATTCACTGTGGATTTTTTGGAAGTTTTTACACATAATGAACGCGGTAGTATTTGTGCGCGAACTGACAATATCATTGATTTGGTTATATATTTCATTCCAAATATGCTTTGAATTACATCCGAGCAGTGCCATATCAACCTCGAAATGAATATCACTGATTTTTATAAAAAAGGTGTCTTTATTGTAATTTACAGCTATCCGTTTTTCGTATTTCATATTTGAATTACTGTACTTGGATACAAAGTACAATGCGTGACTATATTTTCCAATACCGCTTGGTCCATAAAAAATAATATTTGGTAATTTGGCGATATTAGTTGGAAAAGATGATATTATTTTTTTAACATTAGGTTGAAGAGATAATCGTTCCACTTCACGGACATATTCATCATAATGACTTTCAAAGAACTTCATAATGAATGGTAATAAGTATTCGTGATACGGGTTTATATATGTTTCCGTGTGGTATCACTGGGATGGGAACCTTGACGGTCACACAGTCGGTCGGTCGGCCTTACCACAGCAACTTATCCGCCAACCATCCATTTGTCCACTTCTGATGTCGGTCCTTCTCGTGCCGTATTTTATATAGACGACGCCGCGTTTTCGCAAATGCGAGTCCTCGTGTACGAATATATGTCGGATAATCGTTCATTCCACGCGCGCCAACACTTGCGATTTTATGCGACCTTCGATAGACATCAATTTTCTTTTCTGGGTTAGTTGACGATTTTATGGTGACACCTATCTTTTTCGCCATTTTCCGCGTATAATTCGTGATAGAATATGCCTTCATAATGAATACAAATGTATATATACATATGTCAATAATAATAATAATAATAAATCTCCCAACGTCAACATCACTTAAATCGAATTTAATGACATTACATAACCGAAATATATATAAGAGACACTATGAACGTAGTTATTTCCCCAGGGGATTTTAATACCCAACTCGTATATTTCACAGACAAAAAAGCCAATACTCATATTCCAAATAGCACATTTAATCGGATTACATATTCGACCAGTGACTTTATTATGAATGGTGTATATATCCAATTTGAGATGCACGTAAAAACAATAGAGAAAAACTTCAACAATACCAATATATATAATTGTAATTTTGATACAGAACAATCACATAATAAAGCCGTCATTGATATATTTGAAAAAATCGAGGCGGATATATTATACAAATGGAGTAAGACAAACACCACTGAAGGAACTACAACCGCGTCGATGAAACTACAGAATTGTCGTTATGATATCATACAACAATTACGCGATGGTGTAATTAGTGTATGGAAACAGGATTTATATATAACTGAAAAACCACAATTCTATCATTTTATTGTCAAGATTTCAGGTATATGGGAAAATGACACAGAAAATGAATATGGATTGACATATAAGTTTATATAACGTTGTCTGTGTGTGTGTCTATTACCCATCTGTAGTAAAGAACCGCAGAATAATCTCGTTCAATACCATACAAATAATCGCTATAATTGACACAAATATGGCGATATATGGACCATATTTACTAAGTGCTTCACTGTATTGTGACATTTGTGTAGCGCATAACATCTGTTGATTAATGTAAGCATATATGATACCTGCCTGGATAAGAAGTAGGATGTTTACAGCCACATCAAATGTAACATAATTTTCAGCAACGTGGCCTGAATTTATTTTTTTGAAAAATATATTATTCTGGTAAATAATCCACATAATTATACCTGTAAATAATACAAGCGGAACAATATTCAATACACTCATCTTCATCATACATCCTGGTCGATCCGGGTTGTATTTATTAAACGTTATCGACACAATCGTAATCATAAGACAAAACGTCCAAAGAAGTGTTAAATAATAGAAAATATAGGATTTAAAGTAAACAGTGACATCCTTCTTCAAATTACTTGAGTCTCTTTTTTTTATTTCATCTTTAATCAATGATACATCGGATAAACTTTTCATTTCGCTAAATGAGGGCGCAGCATTTTCATTATAACTATACTGGAATATCATTTTGACGACAATCGTAATGATAATCAACATTGAAAAAATCTTAAATGACGGGACCAGATCTTCCGGTCCGGCCAAATTATCCATTTATTTGTTTATTTATTTATTTATTAGGTATATCCTTTTGGATTGGTCTACTGATATATACCGATAATAATATTATTTTTTACGGGGTTGCGCCACCCACTCTTTTAATAGAGAAACATCGCAAGTCGCATAATTTCCGTGTAATTGCGCGAACCCTTTCAATGGGATAAATTCCGGTTTCGACATTTTCACTGTTTTATAGAATATATAAGGCCCAAATTTACCGTTACGTATAGATGTATGCTCATCAATCATTCGTACGATTCCTGTCATTGCGGTCGTGGTCGCGGTCGCGGTCGCGCCACTGACACCGCCGTCCTTTTCGTCGTTTCCTAATTCTGGCTGGGAACTATTATTAATAAAAGCCACGACATCTTGTAAAGTCAAATCAAACTCTGATTTTGTTTGTTTTGTCTCTTTTCGCGCATATTTACCCGCTTTCGATGACGATATTCCCAATAATGGCTTCAATGATATATTTGTCCCTCCCCAGGCAACATACGCCCCATATTTCCCACTCTTAATAACAATATCCTGGCCTTGATGTTGGCCTAGCAATCGTCCACCACTGCTGCTGCTGCTGCCCGCCGTCACCGCGACGGTTGTCGCCCCCCCCGTCGCGTTCTCTTCTCCAATCATATACGCGAGAGAATATTCACCACGCAATATCTTGGCGTAATCTAGATCCTGGCGGACAGGTTTAAATATGAATTTCGGTTTCTTTTCTATCACGGTGGTGTTGTCGGCGTCGTCAGCGTCGTCAGCGTCGTCAGCGTCGGATGAGTGTATCTCTGGATACACACTACCGGCGTTCGTCACGCGACACCGAATGACCGGACCATTTTTACTGATGATATACGAATGATTGTCATCGATGTGTACTTCCTCTTTTACAACCCCGCGCTCTTTAAGTTCTTTGAGCTGTGTGGTGACATCAAACCAGCATTTATAACAGAGTTCGTGCCATACCATCCCGTCAGTTGCGATTTCATCTAATTGGGTTTCCATATTCTTAGTGAATTCGTATTCGAAGAGGGGTGCGAAATGCTCAAGTAGGAACTCAATCACAATAATACCAAGAGGTTGAATAACGAGCTTCCTTGTCTCACCGCCAATCTCTCGAACTTCTGTTTTTGATTCTATCTTTCTACCGCCGTCGTCGATCACGGCTCCTGTAATGGTATATTCCCGACATTCGAGAGATTTACCACGTACATCCTGGAGTTTGACATATCCTCGTTCCTGGATTTTATCGATGAGGCTTGAAAAGGTAGACGGGCGTCCAATTCCCATTTTTTCCAGGAGTTGGACGAGACCTGATTCAGTATAATGCGATTTCGTGTTACGCATCGAGCATTTTGTCGTGATTTTTTTATAGGGCATTGCCTGTGCAGTCGTGGTGGTGGTAGATACTGCCGTAGAAAAGGATGTGAAATACGTATATTCTCTCGCATCCGCTTCATACCCCGCAACTAATTTCCAACCTGGTTTGATGACTTGTTCTGCGGTGTGCCTGTATTCCGCGGTGGTTGTGTCCGCACCAGGGACCGCGACTGGCGAAGGTATAGACATCGTGATGGTTTGACAAATCGCCGGTGCCATCAAACTCTCTAATGTATTTCTAAGAATAATAGAATACAGTCGATGTTCTCTCGGATGACAAGATTGAGGAAGTAATGTTCGAGAGATATCAGTAGGTCGGATTGCCTCGTGGGCTGCTTCGGTGCTCCCGGTGCCGGGTGCGCCTCCCCCGCCAGTTACACTACTAATATTTCCAATAAGGTCGTTGTCTGAACCAGCAGACGCACCACCAGCGCCACCCCACCGCCCACGAATATACCCACACGCCTTCGATACAAACTCCGCGGAGTATACCTTACTGTCTGTTCTCATATACGTAATATACCCTCCTTCATATAACTTCTGGGCGACGAACATTGTATCCTTTGGCGAGAGATGGAGATCATTACTTGCGGCCTGTTGAAGCGTACTGGTGGAATAAGGGCGTGGCGGTGCCTTCGACACCTTTTTGGAAGCACCAACTTTAGCACGAAACGCTGTGTCTGGTGCTGCGGCAGTTTCTCTTATAAATCTCTCGAGAGCTTCGGTTGATTCTAAATCTCTCGAGAGATTGAATGTAAGATTAAGTTTAGTGAAGATACCCGACACCGAATAAACCATAACAGTGGATGCTGCGGACGCTTCTAGTTCTTTATAATTGTCGTGAATGAGTCGCAATGCGGGGGTCTGGCAACGACCTGCCGAGAGATTTGTATGTGCTACATATGTCCATAATACAGGGGATATTTTGTAACCTACAACGAGATCCAGGATTTGACGTGCCTGTTGGGCGTGAACTAGAGACATATCAATTGTTCGTGGCGCAGCGACGGCAGCCTTGAGTGCGGATTCGGTTATTTCGTGGAATATAATCCTTTTGGTTGTCTCTACCGAGAGATTAAATACTTGACATAAATGCCAGGCGATAGCCTCGCCTTCACGATCGTCGTCAGTTGCGAGAATCACCTCATCAGCGGCGGCAATTGCGGCGCGGAGTTTCGCGACCTGGCCTTGTTTGGACGACATAATTGCGAACTTGGTTTTGAATTCGTGGTCGATATCAATCGATTTCAGACCGTCTTCAATCTCTCGAATATGCCCAAAACTGGCGAGACACGTATATTTATCTTTGCCGAGGTAAGATTCGATTTTTTGGCACTTGGCGGGGGATTCCACGATGATCAGGGTTTTGCCTTTGGTGGCGGCGGTGGCGGCGGTGGCGGTGGATCCCTTGGTATTGTCTTTATACGGAGGTCGAAGGGCACCGCCGCGTCCACCGAACCCTCCGCGCCCAGTGCCGCCACGATTGATTTTGAATTTAGGAGGCATCAATCGGTGTAATGAAATGGGTGAACGTATGTTGTATAATTATATACAAAATACGCATTCAATTTTATACTTGTTTATGATATTTTATTAAACTGGTTATATTAGTATTTAGTATATTCATCTTGTAATCTGTATTAATTCTACATTCTCGAAATTATTTATTTGTTTAATTCTTGACTCACTGTGTAACGGCATTGCCCCCGGTGAAATAAAGAGTGTTCCATCACAATCAAGAAATAATATCTTACATGTGCCATTAGAAACTTGTGTATACATATGTGTTATACGTTCTAGTGGAATTATATTAATTAATTTGTACATTTCCCGTGTAAACATTTCAAAATTCAAAAATAAGATCGCAAAATAATTTCTCCTGAATGCTTCTAATATAGTTTTATTTTCGCCAGATTCCTTTGATTCTTTTGATTGTTTGGCGTCTAATATCTCTACGTTTAAACATACATCTTTTTTTTCTGAGTTATGAGGTACATCATCATCAACAAATATACATTGACACGGCGAATCATCAGATTTTTCACAACGTATACCTTCGTCATCTTCCATTATTTGTTTAATAACCTCAAATTTACTTGTATATGGGCTTCCTATACCAAAATTATGTAAACCTGTTTTATTCGTGGGATTTACTGTAATATCTTTACGTATACATAAAACTTCTTTAATCAGATGATCCATTTCTAAAAGTTGTAATGTTCTCACAATTCCGATTTTACTACCGTTAGTTATAATATACACAGGAACTCCTTTGGTGTGACATAATGTTAAAAGTTCTATCCATTTCTCGGCGCGTTCAAGTGAACCAAATATAAAATCTTTAAAATTTTCAAGATCTGATTTTGGGGCAATAAACGACATTTTGCCTTGTATTCCAATATTATCTCCATCGTGTGGTCCTAACCCACCTTTCATTTGAAAGTATTTTCGATTATTTTTAGTTCGGCGAGCATTATTTCGCTTCGTTCGTCGTGTGAGACAATTACGACGTCTATTATTACGATTACTTTTATTTTTATGTTTCATTATATATATATATATTCGAATACTAATATATATATATTATTGTAATAATACTCTCCATCAAATGAACAACGGTAATTCCGCGTGGTATAAATCCATCAATAAATCACCCCTTACGCCACCTGGGTGGGTAATTTCCAGTGTATGGGCGATATTATACGCTCTTATAGCAATATCAGGTGTGATTTTCATAAAAAATGGGGGGTCCGTCTATTCCGCCGGGTTCTTCTATTATTGCGTGGCGTGGGTCCTAAATCTCTCGTGGTCTAATCTTTTTTTCAAATATCAGCGACCTGATTTAAGTTTCATCGTTATTATCGGTATGGTGGTATTCATCGCATTAAATGTCTACGCATTTTATCCAGTCAACCGCCTCGCGGCGTATTTACTTGTTCCGTATTTGGTATGGGTATCATTTGCGACATATTTGAACGGATATATCGTATTTATGAATCCGAAGCATCGACCGGAGAATTAGAGTCCGATGCGGATAGCTGTGCTGTTTGTTGCGTCGCTTTAAAATCAGCCCAACTAATCTTTTTCTCTGGAATCGTCGGTCGAGACGTCTTCGCCGATTTTGTCGCTGCGCGTTTCTCCTTCGCCGCCTGCTCTGCGTCCAAATTCTCGGATCGCTTTAGTGCGCTATCCACGTAAATACTTTTTAGAATCTTCCCGACTTCAAATGAACCTTCGTGTTGATCCAGTTTACCGTCCTCAATATCTCGTAGAATGTTTATCATTTTGAATAAGAGGTTTAGGTCAATTTCTCCAGATTTCAGACGGTTGTAAATGTCTGTATAATATTTGAAAATGAATGCGCAGCGGGATACACACATCGCATCAAATTGTTTCGGGTTCGATTTTGCTAAACGGGCATAGTCGCGTTTTAATTTAATCATCGTAGAAACGTCGTTGGATATTTGGGTGCTGTGTTTATATTCGCGTAACATCGAGGTATTATCTTCGGTGTCATTTGCCGCAATCATTTTTTGGAGGTGTAATTTCTCATCAGGGTTCATTTGTAGTATGTATATACATTTTAGAGAGGAAATAACCGCAATACCGCAATACCGCAATGTAATATTTATATATACGTTATATATACGTTAACAATGGTATTAAATATTCAACAAACGCCACCAACTCCAAGCTTTAAAGCAGATAACATAAATGTTCCGGCAAATATTGCTACACCACAGGCAACAATTGAAAGTGTGAAAGCTGGACAGTACGAACTCAATGCGATAAATAATTTCTCAGGTGGTCGCCGCCGCACTCACCGTCGTCGTAATATGATACGCACATACAAGGGCCGAAAGTACCACGAAACACAGAAAGGTGGATCTACTGTCGAAGGAGGTCAAATCCCGATTCCACAAGTTGGGTCGACGTGTTCTACTGGTATAAATTGCGGCGGCGCACAAAATGCGATCTTTACTTCTATAAATAATCAGGCACAATCTAATGGTATAAATGACGCATATGTACAAAAAGCGGGTCGTGGTCGTGGTGGTCATAAGAAGGTAAGATTTAGCAAACATCGCACTCAACGAACATATTCACGAAAAAACCGTCACGACCAATCACTTACAACAATCATTGCGTATAATATAAAGAAGGTTATGCGTAAAGTTTTTTCATAAAAACCCAATACTACGTATCTTTTATTATAGATATTATATGCGGTTTATATAACCGAAGACGCTAATTATCGTCATTGCGACATACAATAAATGAAATCAACCGATATAACATTTACAATTCTTATTATTGTCGTGTTTTTAGGGTTATACCTGGCAAATGTTTTAGCAATCGGAATGAAAAAAGTAAAGGACAACTGGCCATTATATCGATGTAGTCCCGCAGTGATGCCATTTGCGAGTTTATTCGGCCACGATGTTGGCGACAATTTTGTCCAATGTATCCAAACAACCCAAAGCAGTTATATGGAGTATTTAATGCTTCCGCTCAACCACGTTATATCATTGGTCGGGTCAGTCGCCGGTAAAATCGTAAAAGACACCGAGAGTATTCGCGGTTTTATTGGAGGTCTTCGTGATAAAATTATGGGTCTTGTCAAAAATATATTTGGCGTGTTTTCAAATATAATAATCGGGTTTCAAAAGATAATTATTGCGTTGCGCGATATGATAAATAAAATAGTCGCTATTTTTGCCACACTTATGTTTATTATGCAAGGTAGTCTCTATACGATGCAGAGTATGTGGGGTGGTGTATTTGGACAGATGGTTCGAGCTCTTGGACGTTAATAAATCACACAACACAACACGACACATTTATGGAATAGAAATATTATATTATTCTTAGTATTTATAATATAATATATAAAATGGCGTATGAACGAGGAATAGTTATGCTTGCGCATTCAGCAATGATTGGAATTGCGATATTTTTAATGATGAAATTTATCTTGAACCAGCCTCAAGCTATTGCCGAGGACCGTTCTATTGTAATTTCCGCATTTGTTCTTATATATATGATTATGTTTGGCCACGGTCTTCCCGGTCAACTTAATCGGAATTTGTCTTTTTTTTAGATGAACTACACGCATATATATTTTACACAAACGTATTGAAATAAACAATATGTGTAAAATATATCCTTATATGGTAAAGTTATGAATGACATAATAAGCTGGATTATTACTACATCAACCAATTATTTAGCAGATTTAGGATTAATATCAAAAAGATTAAGTGACAAAGCAATAGATCAAGGTTCAAGATCAGCAAAAAGCTCATTTTTAAATTCATTATCGGAATATTCAAAACAAGGTACAGAAGTATACAATGAGACATTAGAACGAATAAAAAAACAACCAGTTACAGATAAATTAAATTTTTTATATGACGGAGACAAGACATTTACC